AACTATCATTATGGGAAGTTAAGCAAATATTTGATAAGTTATTTTAAAGAAAAAAGAACATACAAATCGTCCCTTTTCGAAACCTCTCCTCCAAAATTATTCAAAATTATTCAAAAAAATACTTCCAAAATGCAAAATTCAGAAAATTTTGTCCGGGGTCTCGTGCAGAATAACTTATATTAAATTTTCTGTGTTCTTTAGGAAATATTTCTCTATTATCAATAATTTCTAAAGAATAGCGAGATAGGAATCATGAAAAAGCTAACCGTTGAATTAGAAAATTGTTATGGAATAAAAAAATTAAATTATGAATTTAATTTTGAAAAAAGAAATACTTACGCGATCTACTCACCAAACGGAGTTATGAAAACTTCGTTCGCCAAAACCTTTATAGACTTATCAAATAATCAAGATTCAAAAGACATTATATTTCCTGAAGAAATAACAAAAAGAAATATAAAAGATGAAAATGGCCAAAATCTAATGCCCGAAAATATATTTGTCGTCGAGCCGTATAATGAATCTTATAGATCGAATAAAGTTTCTACTCTTTTAGTAAATGCTCAATTGAGAACGCAGTATGAAAACATTAATATTAGCCTTGAACAAAAGAAGACTGAGCTGATTAATTTATTAAAACCTCTTTCGGGACTAAAAAACGGCATTGAAGAATTAATAATTAAAGCCATCACGAAACTTGATAATGATTTTTTTAGGGCAATAGCAAGAATTAAAGGTGAAGTGTTAGATGGTCGCGAACCTGAATTTGTAAATATAGAATATAAAAAAATATTTTCCGAAAAAACAGATAAATTGCTACAGATACCAGAAATAAAAGATAAATTAAAAGACTATATTCTTAAATACGATGAACTTCTGAGTAAATCAAAATACTTCAAGAGCGGTGTTTTTAATCATACTAACGCATCTACGATCGCTAAGAATTTAAAAGATAATGGCTTCTTTAAGGCAAACCATACTGTAAATTTTATTTCTAAAGAAGAAAGAAGCGAGATTAAAACTGAAAAACAATTGGAAGAAATTATAGAAAACGAGAAGAAAGAAATTCTAAATAATTCCGACTTATTGAAAATCTTTAATGAATTAGATAAGAAAATCGTAGTAAACGAGGAATTAAGAGAATTCCGTGATTATCTTCAATCTCACATTGAAATACTGCCTGAGCTATCAGATCTTGAAGCGTTTAAAGAAAAATTATGGATATCATATTTTAAATCGCATAAAGATTCCTTTCGCATACTTATTGAAGAGTATGAAACAGGAAAGAGCCAAATCGAAACTATTATAGATCAAGCTCGAAGTGAAAGCACGCTATGGTCTGAAGTAATCGATATTTTTAATCTAAGATTTTCAGTTCCTTTTAAGCTATCAGTCGGTAACCAGGACCAAGTGATTTTGAAATCTTTTGCGCCTGTTGTGCAATTTGAGTTTGTAGGATCAGCATCAACAAAAGTCGTTAATGAAAACGACTTAATGAAGGTATTAAGTACGGGCGAAAGGAGAGCTTTGTATTTGCTAAATATTATATTTGAAGTCGAGGCTCGAAAAACCGGAAAGATAAAAACTATATTTGTAATCGATGATATTGCAGATTCTTTTGATTACAAGAATAAATATGCAATTATTGAATATTTAAAGGATATTGCAGGATACGACTATTTTTACCAAATTCTGTTATCTCATAATTATGATTTTTTTAGAACAGTTTCAAGTCGACTAGACATGCTTAGAGAAAATAAGTTGAATACTGATAAGGATGAAGCCGAGATTCGAATTTATGTAGAGCATTATCAAAATAACCCCTTTGCGCATTGGAAAACAAAATTAAATACCGATAAAACAATGTTAATTTCTTCAATTCCATTTGTCCGTAATTTGGCAGAGTTCTCCGGAGACGAACATGTTTTTGGAAAGCTAACCTCTTTATTGCATTTTAAGCCGGATACTGACGCATTTCTAGTGGAAGAACTTGAAAATACTTTTAAGAGGGTTCTCAAAGATCAATCTAAATTAACTTTGGATGATCCAACAAAAAAAGTCACTGAACTTATATTTGAAGTAGCGGACGAAATACTTAGAAATTCAAATGAAAAATTGAATTTGGAGTATAAGGTAGCACTTTCGATTGCTATTAGGTTAAAAGCTGAAATTTACATGGTAACAAAGATAGACGATGATTCTTTTTGGAAAGGTATAAAAAAGAACCAATCAAATGAGCTATTAGTGAAATTCAAGAATAAGTTTTCAACTAAATACACAATAATACAAATATTAGAACAAGTGAATCTAATGACTCCAGAAAATATTCATATTAATAGCTTTATGTATGAGCCAATATTAGATATGTCTAACCATCATTTGCAATCTCTATATAAAAACGTATCTACATTGAATAATATTTAACAATAAAAAAAGACCCTTTTTTCAGGGTCTAAAAAAGTAAATAGTATTGGAAAGGAAAAATTATTCTGTAGGATTTGCTATTGATGTAAATAGGAAAGTATTTTAGAAATACCACCGATCGCTTTGGATCCGATTCCGGAAACATATAAAAAAATTCCAGCGAACAAAGAGACCGCTCCTCCAATCAAAAAAACCGTTATCCAATTCTTGATCGATCGCCCAAATTCCGCGTCAGATTTCCGATCCTCAGCAACTTTCTTCCAGTAGTCGGAAACTTCTTTCATCTTTAAATACGCCGTAAGAGCTCTCGCTCGACCGGCTTCGTTGTCGTTGCAGATCTGTTCCATTTCTCCAGGATCCAAAATCTTTTTCCTTTTGAATTGATTTTCTTTTAGATTTTGAGCTTCAGATTTGTAATCGAAAGTCGGTTCTTGTGGAGGCGAAGAACAGAAAGTCAAGAGTAGGAAACAAAGAGCAAAAATAAAAGCGAGTTTCATGGATTGCCTCCCCTCGCTTTTGAGATAAACTCACCGATGGCTTTCAAAATTTCGCCCGTCTTAAACCAAGACATTAAAACGATTCCGGAAGTAAGAAAAAGTCCATGAACACTGACTCCACCAAAACCTTCGGATATTTTTTGATCGGGTGTCGTATAAAGAATGTACAAACCGACGAGAACAAAGAACAGGCCGAGCCAAAAGGCTTGGTTACTTCTCCTGAAAACACTTTTGTTGACTATGATCGAGTATTTTAGTTTGGATTCTAATTCGCGGGCTTCCTTCGAATCCGGTTGAATATCTAAAACGTCTTTGGCTTTTAATGGCGGGGTCATGCCATAATTTTTAACATGATCCCAAATATCGGAAATGATCGCTCATTCCTTTGCCTCTAATATTTTCTTAGCCGATTCTTGATCGAATAATGCGTAACAAAAACCTGGAAAGTGCGGGTCCCTTTGGCGGGCTTCAAGTTCTGCTCCTTGGAATACAGAGATAAGAGATAGCCATTCCGGATGACTCCAATGAGCGCGGGTAACAGTGCATCCGAGCGAACTCACGCCTACAGAATCTTTTTCCATACCTTGAGCGTGAATATTCATTCCAATGTACCCTTTGAATAAAGGATCCAAATGATTCCAAATATGATCCCCGTTTGCATCCCGACGAAAAGAAAACGCGGACGCTTGATTGAAAGCAATGTGTTCGTGATGAAGGCCGATCTTTACGAGATATAAGCCCTCTTCTGCTCTTGCTTCTCCTTTGGTGATTCCATATTTTAAAAGAATTTCTTTTGAAACTTTTCCCGGGTCCATCGTGACGACTCGACTCCCCCACGACTTCCCGCCCGGATAAATGTTAAAAAGTATGTCGTTAAATCGATCGAATTGATTGTCGTTTAGAAAGACTTGATTGTCTTCGATCGAAATTCCCCTGACTCCGATCAGAACGTGATTCTTTTCAAAATTTAATTTAGGCCAGTTCTTTCGTTCTTGAGTAGTTTCGTAGCGAGATTTGGTTTCTTCTATTAAAGCGGGAATGAAATGATTGTATTCCATCTTTCAAAGATGAACGAAAATAGAATATCGGAAGAAGTTTAAGGAGTATGATTTTTCACGTATTCCGTATAATCATTTAAGTAAAGCTCGATTCGTCCAGAGTCGGCCCCGCTCTATGCAGTTGTAAATCTAAATATAATTTCACCGCATCCGGAGAATCAGTCGGAAACTTTATCACCAAACGAATTCCGTTAAACTCGGAAACGTAATCCGTGAATTTTAGAAAAGCCGTACCACCGGCGGAACTGATAAATCCGTAATGTGCGAATTCTATTTTGATAGATTCCATTCCGTTTTCTTTAGCTTTTGTATAAAGGGAAATGAGATCTTGGTATAAAGATTCCGAAGACTTTGTCGCAACGTTTCGATCTAAAAAAATATCGAGTCTTGTCACTTCTTTGATCGATCTGAAATACGGACTTGTGACCGGATAAGGTTCGTTAGGTTCTGATACGTTCGCTTTTCGTCTTTCCCGATATTTTTTAAATCCCCATTTAAGAATTTGAGATAAAATCATAGCGATCGTTCCGAAAAGTTCTAAATAGTTTTGTATATCTTTGTCTTGTACTTCCGACAACTGATCCACTTCTCCCATGCTATCCTAACGCACCAAAACTAATTCCCGTATATCTGAGTTTTCCTGTTTTCCACCAATCTTTAAGCTCATTACTGAGTTGTTTGATGCGGGCTCCGAAAAATGCGTTCTCAGCGCTCATCGTCGTCCCTATACTTTCGCTAATAACACCGACTGAGGTTGAGTAATTGGCGACGCCTCCGATGATCCCTTCTCCGTAGGAAGACAAAAGACAGATTGCAAAGTACTTGAAAATTTGATCTTTTAATTCTCTCGGAACTCGGGACGCATGATCGTATCCGGTTGTGTAATCTACTTGATACGCTCCCGGTAAGGTGCCAGTTGAACCGGTGATCCCGCGCCATGCTTGAATTCCCATAGTCGGTATGGGCATATTACCCCAAGGAGCTCGCGTATAGACTGCACGAAGAATTCCAGTTTTGTATTGAATCGTTGCTTTGTGAGTTAGATCGATCAATGTGGATCCGTTCCAAGGATAGGTAAGAACCCAACGGTGCAAACGACACAAATTCTTCCTTCTTAATTTTAAAAAGAAGTTTGTTCCTTTCGTGGAATCATAATCGTAAACATCATCCCATTCTGCATAATCTTCGATACTGCCGCTATTCGGCTCTAAATCGAATCTTCCATTTTGTCCGGGAAGAGGTCTGCTTCTAAAAAGTCTTGGATAAATATCCCAATCGATTTCGTTTGCAAAAGCGCGAATCGTTTGATCGACCCAATTCTTTAATTGAAAATCTTCCAATTGAGTTCCGCGCGTTGTCATTAAGGGCTCGTTTCCGAAAAATATGATTCGGCGAAGTTCATCCGGATGGATTAAAGTTCCCCAATTTGGGAGAGGTTTGCCACTCGCCTGTACTTCGGGATAAATTCGAGCGGACAGGTCGTGATATTCGTAATCTTCGGACTGTTGATTTAAGTCGCCGTCGTATCCGAAACTCATCGGAACTCTCGATAGTATTTTTCTTGAATGTTAGAATGACGTACTGTTTTGGAATTCACTCCTCCAATATAGGGCCAGTTGAATTAATCGGAGAAGATTTGAGACTTTGCAAATTCAAGATGATCGATCGGAAGAGAATATGTTTTTCCTGAAGTCAGTTCGCAAATTACTGTCTTTCCGTCTTCTGCGACTTGTTTTACTTTTGCGAGCATCCCTCCGACGTTTGCCCGTCCTTTTGCGTAGACTCTCATAATCATGCCTGGCCTCGGGAGTTTAGGACCGGCTCCGTATGTTTTTCTTTGTTCTCTTGCTTCGGTTTCAAAGGCTTTGTGACGTTCTGTCATTTCTTGAATGAGTACTTTTTCTTTTTCGTTGTGGAGACTTGTGTGTTGAATTCGGTTTCTTTGATTTTTTGCAACTTCAACTTTCTTCTCTCTTGGAGTTAAAACGTCGCTTCCGGTTTTCGTATTTCGGTAGGCCATGTAATCCCCACCTTTTCCATGTACGAGAACCTTTTTCTTTACTAAGTTTGTACTATTGAACATTATCAGTGCGACACTAGAGAGGCATTCACCCAAAATCCGGATACTTCGATTACTCCGGAGAAAGAGACTTCCGATACGCAAAGAGGAAGAAAAAATTGAAAGTCTCCCGTGCCAGACCGGGAATAATTCGTGAGTTTTTGATCGGCGTTGTTCCCTTTAACGGAAATTGTCCAGTCACCTAACGCGTGTATATTGGTTATATAATACAATCTTCCGGAATCGTTTAAACTTTCCGTTCCCAAAACTGTGAATTGATTTTGATACTGAATACGCCCTATGTCTTGCAGGGTGATCGATTTCCTACTCATGAACACAATCTTACTCTAAAAAAAGAATATCGGAAAAAGATATGTGTACTCTGAGCCGATAGGGATTTGCGACGAAACCTATTTTTCCCAGCGGAAAAAACCGGAAAAAAATAATCCGATAAATACTTTTTTCATATACTCGCGTTCATGGTGAAACAAGGGAAAGGCCGGCCGCGTGGAAATGATTATGAAAAGAATCTTGAAAAGAGAATCAGACTGGAACGTTCCAAAGAGATCGGACTTAAAAACGAAAAGATCAATCAAAGACTCTTACACCTTGCTAAATCCTGGTTCGGTCAAGTGAACACTCCGGAAGTCGCCGGCCGTAATCCCGTATATAACTACGATCAGATGCAACAAATCCGAGATGGGATTCAGTTGCGGCCGACTTGGAGAATCCCTATTCCTCATCTTCGCAGTGCCAGTTACGGCACTTCTTTGATTTCTGCAATTCATACGGTTCGCGTTGAGGACTTGAGTAAGTTTGCGCGGATCAGTTCCAAATGTGGTTTGTGGTTTCGAATGGAAGACGAGGATGAAGAGGTAACGGATGAAATCAGCACTCGTATGAAACGATGCGGTAAATGGTTTGATAAGATGGGTGATTTGACCCCCGGTTGGGCGAATCGCGATCACTTGGGTTCTGTTTTCGAAATGATGACGAGAGATACTCTCACTATCGATTCAATCGCGTTTTTTCTAATTTTTAATCCCTTCGGCAAGTTAATCGAAATCAGATATTTGGATCCTGCGACAATTTTTCCCGTGGATCCCGCAAAAGGGTACAGAGGAGATCGTTCCATTGCGTATGTTCAAATCATCGATGACAACATAGTCGAGACGTTTGGAGCGAACGAAATTCTTTGGCTTCACAAAAATCATCTTTCGGACGTTTCCATGCGTGGCTTTGGCTTTTCTCCATTAGAGGCCTGTATGCTCGATCTTGTTGGCGTTATCAATTCTCTAAAATTCAATCGAGACACATTTTCCAGACAACATCCTTACGGTTATCTCTCTTTCCAAGGTGATATCAGTCAAGAGGCGTTAGATTCTCTTCAGCTTCAATGGCAAGAAATGATCTCAGGCCTCGATGACTCCCATCGAATTCCGATTTTGGGTACTTCTGCGGGTGAGGTAAAATGGACACCTCTCAACATTCCAAATGAAATGGTATTTAAAGATCTCATGCAATGGTGTGTAAGCCTTGTGCTCATGGGTCATGGAATGGATCAAGCGGAATTAGGCTTGCGTCTTATCGGTTCACAATCTTTATCAGAAGCAAACCAAACCGAAAAAAGCAAGCACTCGATGACTCGTGCTAAACTTAGTCTTTTAACTTACTTTGAATCTGCGTTTACGAGACTCAAAAATTTTCGGGAAGATGATTTCGGAGGGATTGTTTGCGAATTTAGCGGAAAGGATCCGGAAGATGAGAAGGATAAAATTCAAAAACAAAAAGACGAAGTAATGAATTGGAAACTCGTGGATGAAATTCGAATTGCACAGGATGATCCGACAGTGGGCGAAACAATCGCCGACTTGTATGGCGTTCCGGTAGAAGATTACAAAATGGCTGGTGCCCTCATATTAAATCCAATTTTTCAACAGAATATGATGCAAATTCAGCAAAACGCTGCGGGTACAATGCAAGAACAAGAATATTCGGAAATGGGATATGATGAAAATCCCGAACAAAATGAAAACGGGATAGACGACGAAGAGTCAAATGAAGAATTCGAAGAGGAATTTGAACCGGACAAGGATTTAGTTTTTTAGAATATTTTGTTTAAAAAATTCTTCCCGTTACGAAAGATTTAATTTTGCGATTCGAGCGCGGGTTTGTCCTCCGACTGTTGCGAAACCACCCGCTAACCACCAAGTATTATCATTTAACGCATACGATGAATCCACACCTGAATCGACTCCACCCGCTGGATACCAGGGAAGAGTTCCCGCATTTATCGTACTGACTGCGGCGATTCTATTTCTCGTAGCGCCATTGACTGTTAAAAAAATTCCCGTTATATACAAAGACGTTCCGTTTATCGCAAGACCAGTGACTTGACCACCGTTTAAATCCGGGTACCAAGAAAGGATTGCTCCCGTAGTTGCATTGATCGCGGCAATTCCAAATCGTAATGTACTATTTAGAGAAATAAATGTCCCTCCAACATAGACCGTATTTCCACTACGAAGAATATCAAAGACGTAATTATTTCCAGAGCCATTTGTTGGGTTCCATGCTAGGACACTCCCTGTAGTCGGATCAACAGCGGCTAAAAGCGTTCTAGATTGCCCTCCGACAGAAGTAAATCCCCCGCCTAAATAAAGGACTCCGTTACTTAAATACAAAACGTTTAAAGAAAAATTGACCCCACCTGGAGGATACCAAGACAAGGTTGCTCCTGTATTTGTATCCACAGCTCCAATATTTGTTCGAGCCGTACCACCAATCGATGAAAAGGCTCCGCCGATATATAATGTAGTTCCGGAAAGAACTAGACACTTTCCTACCATGCTACCCCCAAGTCCGCCCGCCGGATACCAAGACAAGACAGCACCCGTAGTTGCGTCTAACGCGACAATTCCGTTTCGCGTAACTCCTCCGATCGTAGTAAATGCACCGGCTACATAGAGAGTATTTCCATTCAAAGCCATTCCCAATACGTCGGAATTTGCGCCACCTGTCGGATACCAAGAGAGAACGTTTCCGGTTGTTGCATTGATGGCCGCAATTCGATTCCTTGTTTGTCCACCGATCGATGTGAAATATCCTCCGACAAAAATTGTATTTCCGGATTGAACCATTGCTTTGATATAGTTTCCAACTCCTCCGCTAGGATATGCTGGATCTAAGATCGGTTTTGGAACTTGATTTTTAAAAAATCCGAAAGGAAGAAACATTCATTTAACCCATGCTCAAAACGGCCGATCCGAAAATTTGACCATTGATTTTGATAAAGGTATAGATGTCTTTTCTGGAAGCCGTAGAGGTTGGGGTCGGAACTGTTGCCCCCGGCCAAAGGAAAGTTCCACCGGCCCATGTGATTGTATATGCAGAACCCGCGGATTCAAAGACTACGTTTACAACTTCGTTCTCTGTTAAATTTGAAAGTGTGATCGTTGCTGTTCCTCCTGTGATTCTGAATAGGTTTGCACTGGAACAATCGATCGTCTTACTCCCCGCAGTAAGAAGAGCCGTTACGGGTGAAGATTGTCTCACGTAATCCGTAACCGTTTTCATTCCGGGTGTATTCAATGCACTTGGAGGAGGAACTGTCTTTAGACCGGATGCGGTTGAAGAGTCATATGCAAGTAACTCGTTGTCTGCACCGACCGGAAAGGCTACAAAGTTTCCCGATCCGTTGCGTGTAATCAGTTGTCCTTTCGAGGAAATCGTTTTTTCTAAAGTATGTACAAGATCAATATCCGTGCGAGTTCCCAAGAATAAACTTTGAGATTGTACGACATTCCCATTGATAAGACCGGAGGCTCCGTAATTTGTAACGTTTAAAGATCCTGACGAGTTACTCTTGATTAAATTTGTTTCAATATTACAAATCCCCGTAAAAGTGAAGATTCCAAGAAGCCGATTATTTAGAGAAAACAGAGAATTTCCTGGTCCGACGATTTGGGAGTTTTGCATGAAAATAGTTAAAGAACCGGTATAAAAATCGATCCCGTTCGAACTGGTTCCATTATACTGGATACTTGCGTCGATCATTGAGAACGAATTTGTTCCCGAGTTATCGTTAAAATGGGATGCGAATTTGAGATTCAATCCTCTGATCTCTAAAGGCCATGTACTGAGTAAAAACCCGGATGCAAAAGAAACATCGGTATACGTTGCCTTTTTGTACCTGGAAAGTAAAATGAATTCAGAAAAATTTACGTTATCTACCGGAACAACAATTCCTTGGAGAGAGTCGTCGAATTGAATGTATTTTAATCCTTGAATATTGAATGTCGCGGACATCATCGTTGTCCAGTCGTTATATACATTTCCGGATGGAGTCGACTCTCCCGGTCGAAAGATAAATACGTTTCCTCCACCGACAACCGCAGGCCGTTGACTTAAAGATAAAATCCCATTTGTATCGAGAGTCGCGAGACCGTTCGGCACTCCCCTTGATGAAACATTCAATTTTGTATTGATCGAAGATTGTAACGAAGCGATCGCATTCACTCTGGCTGATACTTCCGCGGATACAAGATTGTCTGTGTATGCACGTAGAGCGTTGTCTTTTAAATAATCGTTTTTAAAAGATTTCACTTGTGTTCAACCTTGAATCTTACCGCGCGCATTTGGAAGAGTGGATTCCCACTGAATTGAACTGACACATGACCTGAATCGTTATAAAAGAGTGTGTTTGCACCTCCCGATGTTGAAATGGAAAACCATTTCCCGGATCCGTCACTGACGGAAGCGATCACAGATAAAATATTATTTCCGAGACCTGTAGAAACCGAACAAAGACCGGACGAGTCGGTTGTTCCTTCAAACCAAGCGTTTTTTACAAGAGTGCCTAATGGAGCATTCCCGGATCCTTCTTGCATCGTGCCGACTAACGCAACACTTTGAAGAACCGTTAAATCTTTTGTATCGGCGTATTCTTTAACCGCTCTTGCGGAAGGAGAAAGAGAGGTTTCGGTAAAAAGGGGAGAATCCGTGATAAAACCACTGGACGGTGAAACGTTGTTATACGCTGGAATAGAAAGAAAATACCAACTTCCTCTTTGAGCGGAGTAGGCAAGCTCCCAATACCCACCGTCTAAATCTAATTGCCAGTCTTCAGGCAGATCTTCGATCAGTTGGCCGTTTCTTAAAACAGTGATCGTGTGAGTTCCGGCTAAATTCGAAATGTCTAAAATTCCAACGACTACGTTGTCATCGGGACTTAGCGGAAGAGTAATTGAAATACCACCTCCCGAGACATCGCACAATACTCGCTCGTATTTGGAGGCGGTATAAGAACCGTTTTGAAGAGGAGAGTTCTTTAGAGATCCAAAATTTGTTCTCCACGTTCCGTCTCCGGATAAAAATCGTTCTCTGTCTGCAATGAGTGGAACGGGTACTAAACCTTTCGCTCCGGCGATTGTATCAGTCGCACCGATGAACGGATCATCTAAGGCAATCGTTCCGTTCTTATCGGGTAGGAAATAGGATTTTGCGGCCGTCGCAAGAGAGCGAATCACACTCACTATCGAACCATTTGAAACTAGCTGTATTCCTGGATTTCCAAGATCATTAGAAAGTCCGGGAAATCCATTCATTAAGTTTTTTTCAGAACGTAATTGATATTGTGGATGATCGTCGCTCGATGCTAATCCCAGAAGTTGGGAATGTTGTTGTACACGAGCTGTAGTTTTTAACCATCTACCAGGGTTCGGTAGTACAATATCATTGGGGACAATACTTCGAGTTACATCTTGCGGATCCGGTACCGCGGCAGTTGATTCTAAGTCGAATTGATAAAATGCAAGTTCATCCTCTACTTCTCTGATCTGTTTGTCTTTTCGATCAAAAGAAGAAATTGCTCTGAGATCAGATAAAGATTGAACGGGCGTATTCCAATTGGAAAGAACTTGCCCTTTGATCCAGTCTAGATTGACTGCGTCGTTTCCAAACTGAGGCGCGGCAACTCTCAGAGTTCCAAAATCGGAATCATCCGGAAGACGAATGTCCAAACCGGAAGAGGATCCTTTGATTTGAGGACCACCCTTTCCGATTCGAACTTGGTTTCCAATCCCTTTTAGTAAGAAATCAAAAACTGAATTCATCTATCCCAAGTAAACTTCTACTAAAACTTGATTCGTATCGTAGGTGGTTGCGACTCTCAAAGAAGTAAGTCCTCCGGTCCAAGCCATAAACCCTTGCGGTAAAGGATGATCGATTGCCGATCCATTGATTCGAACAATAATTGGTGCGGGATCGTCTTTTTTTATTCCGATCGCTGTGTCATCGGCTAGGTAAGTTGCAAGAATGAGAACGTATTTAAACTGAATCCCTGCAGGAATCGGAATCGTTACAAGATTGTCTGTTTGTTTAAATGCCTTGGTAAGTTTTTGAGGTTGTTGGACCTGGAATTCTTGAGCGAATTCCTCAACCTCTCTTTCGATTGCAACGCCGGTTCTATTGAAAAGCTGAAAAAGGACACGATGTATTTCCATGCCTCTATTTTGAATTGGAATGAAATATCGGAATAGTTAGACTATTTAGATCGTACCAAAAGACCGGCGGGGTTTGCAAGAGTCGCAAGTTTTCCAAGACCTCCCATCATTTCCCCGAGTGCCCCGCCAAAATCACCTTTTGCAAGTTTGTCGATTGTTCCGACAAGCGATGTGATCTGTCCGGAGATAACTGGAATCACAGACTTTTCAATGTTTGAGACTGTTGTTGCTAAACTTTTCATCGCGCCCTTGTTTTCGTTGAATAAATCGATCATCGCTTTATTCATATCGTAACCGATTTGTGCGGCCTGCGCTCCAACGTCGGTTGCAAACGTTTCTTTTTTTGCATTATCAAGACTGAGTCCCTTGTTAAATCCTGCGTCAATTTTAGAGTTATCGAATTTTATGTCGTTGTATCCGAATTTCATTCCTGCAATCTCGGAAAAACTTCCGCCTTGCATTTTATTTACGAGTCCGCGAGTCGTTGCATCGAGTCCCCCCATTGCCGAAGACATATATTTTCCGGGATTTAGTTCGGATTCCCTAATTGCTTTTATCACGTCTCCTCCATTTGCTTTCAAGGCTTCAGCCATAGAAAGGGATCCAAAGACTCCTCCTCCAAAAGCTCCTTGTCTTCCTTGATCGGAAAGCTGTTCGGATAATGCCATACGTCTTGAAGGATCCATATTGATTCTGTCTGTTCTTTGCATACCGGCTGAGAATTTAGCGTAGTCGCTTATATCTCCCGAGTATCCTTTTCCTCTTAAATTTTCAGAAATGGTTGCTAGTTTTGAGATATATTCGGATTGTCTTAAGCCCTGAAATCCGGAAGCCGAAGCACCTCCTCGAAGAAAACTAATGTCCGCATTTTTTGAATCTTTTCGAATTGTTTCTAACTCTTTTACGACTTCAGCAATTCCTTTTCCTTGAGAAGCGGCAAAGAGCATTGTTTTAGAATCGATTTGATTTCCCTTTCCAAAAATGTTTTCACCGGTTACACGACCGCGAGCAACGTTTGCTTGTGCGAGTTCTGAATTTGAGAAATACCCTCCCCCGCCTCCAACATATCCGCCGGTCGCGCCAATTGTTCCGGACTGACTTTGCATTGCCGCGTGATACTGTTCCCCGATTGCGGAGATTGTCTTTAGCACTCCTCCCGCGATTGCAAAAGCGGCTCCGGCGATTGGAATCGCGGCTCCCATCAGTGAAAAATTATTTCCTTTAACTGATCCGCCGTCTGTTCCCGATCCTCCTCCGCCTACAGATCCCGGAAGTCCTGAGAATCCTCCTTTGTCAAAATTTGCGTGTTGGATTTTAATTTCGGCTTTTTGAAGTTGAAGTTGTTTTGCAGAGGTGAGACCAATTCCACTTGGACTCGAATTAGGAGAAGATTCTTCATCTTCGCCGTCTTTCTTCTTTTTCTTTTTTCGCAACAGTTCGCGAGCGGCAGAAATCTTTTTATCAAGAGTATTAAAAAAACCACCTCTTTGAGTTTCGTCTAAATCCGATCCATCGGCTCCGACTTTCGAAGCCATAGCACTTCCCCCGGCATACCGAGATGCCGCTTCGAGTTTCTTTTTTTCGGAACTGCCGCCACCGTTTCCGCTCCCACTGGAAGATCTCTTTTTCTCGGGTACTTTTCCAAGACCGGAAACAGGGATTCCTTTTTTCCCCTTTTTTGCAATTCGGTCGTATTCTTTTTCTACTGACTTGAAGTCAGGCGTTGCCTTGACTTTTATATTTAAGGATTCTTCAGCCATAGAATTTTAATTCGCTATCGATTCTGTCTAAAAGTTCTTTTCGTTTTAATTCCCCTTCACTCGTGAGCATGTCTTGTGAGTACCCGGCCTCTGCCTCCAGGATATGAGCCATTGCCGGGCTTATATTCTCTAGGAATTCCATCGGTTTCATCTTCAGAACTTGGCGTTTCTGAGATTGTAGTTTCGCTCTCATGAGAAGATTCGGAATGTCGAGTCTGGCCGTCGCCTCGAGGAGAAACCTCTTTTGTTCGAGAAATAGATTTCCCAAATGAGTGATTCCTTTCGGAAGTATTTTCATCTGGTTCATAAGAAATAGGTCGAGCAGATTCTCTTCGTCGTTCAGTGCGTCGAGCGTCCCTATTTTTTTTTAACTCTGATTGAAACCAGTTTTCCTTTTTCTCGTATTCTTTAAAGAGTCTGATAACAAACTCTTTGTCCCTTATCTGCTCAAAGGTCTGAATGTCTGGAATTGGAAAATCTTCAGGAATTTGTTTGATGACGTGGTTTAACGTAGCGATTGCGTAGATATACCCGTAAGTCGTGTTCGGAATCGATTCAAGCGATGCCCCGTTTAATCGTTTCGCAACCGCGATTTCAATGTCGAGTTCCGTACTCGGATCGGCGATATCCGCTTCGAATTTGTAAGAGCCACCTTCGTATTTTACATTTAAGATAACTCTTTTATTTGGTTCTAGAATTCTCATTCTCCAATCATGTACGCAAGTGCAACATCGGAGAAGATGCCTAATTTGAAAATTATCAAGTTTATTCGATTGACAAAATTGTCGATCATGCTATAAAAAGGTGTATAACCCCTATGGTAATGCGTAGGGCGCGGGGCTACTTCGAAAGAGGTAGCCCTTGCTTTATTATGACAGTCAAAAGAACTTATGTTTATATTGATGCCTTCAACTTTTACTATGGGAAAGTAAAAGGGACCAAATATAAATGGTTAGATTTTAGCAGACTCTGTTCCATTCTTCTTCCATCCAATTTGCATCAAATTCTAAAAATTAAATATTATACTGCCGAAGTAAAACCTAGACAAAATGATAATGGACCATTGAATCGTCAGCAAAATTATATTAAAGCATTAAAAACAAATCCTAATTTTGAAGTCTATTACGGTCATTTTTTATCCCATACTGTGAAGATGAAATTAGCTGATAGCCCAGGATTTGCTAATGTAATCAAGACTGAAGAAAAAGGCTCGGATGTTAATCTTGCCACTCATATGCTGTATGATGCTTGCAAAAATGAATATGACGTAGCTGTTCTAATTTCAGGTGACTCCGACCTTTTAGAACCCGTTAGAATAATAAGAAACGATTTTAAAAAACAAGTTGGATATCTTAATCCCCAAAAAAACCCGAGCCAAGTTTTAAAAAAGAATTGCGATTTTATGAAAGATATTCGGAATTCAGCTATCCATAATTCTCAATTTCCAAGTGAAGTATATGATTTATTTGGAAACGTATATCGAAAACCAGATGAGTGGATTTAAACTTGTACAAAAGGAAAGTTTAATATTTCCTTCGTTTGCTCAGATTTATAAGAATTCATTTGTAGATCAAAAGAAAACAATTGCAGTTGTCGTTTTTTGGAAAAAATGAAATGAATTTATCACTTTGAATTGTAGTTCGTTTATCTTTACTAGAGATTTCAATTTTAGAAAAATGAGCATCCATAATATTGACACTGTCATTTATTGCGAAGTCAAAAAAATATGCGAATTTAGGTTTTAATTCAAAACGAAATTCTCCTTTTTCGGAGTCATACAAGATTTCTTGAATAGGAATTTTGATTCCCTTTTCTGTAGAGAATCGATCGGGGCTAAAATATTTGTTTGCAGGAACTCTAAAAAAATTCGAGTTCTCTATATATTCGTTAGAGGAATGTGAGATTTCGCGATAAAATTCTTTTGTTGTTAACTTTTTTTGAAAGGTCACGGAAAGTGTAACAACTTCATCGGTATTGTTTAAAATTCCAATAGCATTAACCCAACTACATCGATTGAATAAAAATAGAGAAATTAAAAACAAAAGTGAAGAGGAGCAAATTCTACTTAAAGTGTGCGACATTTTTACCATTTCTATTTTCTTTCAAAATAAGAAATTAAAAGGAGGGAACCTCTATAAAAAGTGAATTTTGTTGATTTTTTTCTGAGAGAGCGGCATACATTTTTCTTTGTTGCTCAGAAATAGATAGAGCCGGGCGTTCCGAAGAGTCTGCTCTTTCAATAAAACGTTTTGCTTTTTCGCCTGTAAGCGTTGGAATTTTTTGAATTGGAGTCGCTGCCATTTTTTGCTCTTTATTATTAGAGTCGGACCAAGCTGGTAAAAGCAAAAGGAACCTAAAAGTTTTTAGGAATTTGCCTTAGATCCAGCGCGTAACTACTAAAAACCTTTGCTTCATAGTTACTGTCTACATCTAAAGATCAACCTGTTCTTCTTTTTTGCCAATTAATAAATTGCCTACTACTTGGTCCCTTTAAAACAACCCAATCCATCGGTAAATCTATTGAATATGTTTAAAATTCAGAAATTTTCGATAGATTCTAAATTCGATATTCTTAAAGAATTCAAGCTATTGGGACCATTTCAAATTCGATTAGTTAAAAGCCTCCATAGGTTCCCAATCAATTAACTCAAATTCGACTTCTCTTCCGGAGAACTCATTATTGTTTAACCCAAAACCGTCTGTGTTTACGGCACCCGTAAGTAATCCGACGCGTTTTCCGGAAGTTTTGTCTATGACTAAAATATCGTAAAGATCGTCCGCGTGCTCATCACTATGCGTATCAATTACGACAACTCCTTCAACGGGAGTTCTGAGTATATGGAACTCACCCGAAGCGGTTCCTTGCCACGCGAGAGATTTCAATCCTCTCGGTTTTCTATATCCGAGTGCTTGAATTCTTTCAACGTTATTATTGACGTTTACTCGTAACGATTTCATAAATCCAACGGCTTGTCCGTTGATTTTAACGATTGCGTCATTACCGGTGAGTACAGCCGGATTAGGTCGTACGCTCTTAGCCATTCTTAACCTCCGTTATTCGCTCCGCGAACAACGTCCAAATTAACTAGAAAAAACATGTAGTTGATCGGGCTTACGATCTTGCCGTCAGGGAAGATGAAATACAAAGCGTCACCGTCACGACGAATGTCGAACTTCTCGTCGAATGCGGGTTCACCTGTATAGATATTTCTTGTAAGCCAGCCGTATTGTGTAATATATACATTACGAAAGCGTTGTGTAACTGCGGTTCGAATGTCGGCGTCCGTTAGGTTAGTTCCGAGCGCATCCGGATCTGTTGGGACTTCGCCGATGAACGTAACGTCGAGCCATTCCCTGAAATCTTTTACGAGAGCGAGTGCGGTACAAACTGTGGACGCTTGATTTTTAATCAGGTTTTGGGCTTGATATGAGGTCAGACCCATTTCGATTTTAAAAGCCCCGTTATTTGGCTTTCGTGTAACGATGAGCCCACCCGCTCTTAGAACTTTTTTGATTTGGTTCTTAGAAAGTTTTTCGGGTGCGTCTACGATATTCAGATCTTTGTAAGTTGCCGTTTCTCTTACGTTTGTGGAAGCTTTGATTGCGTTATGTAAAACCGCGAGCATCCAACCCGGATAAGTTTTTAAAGTGATCTTATCAGCCGCGTAACGAGTGATTGGAGAAAGACCCAAGACCATGTATTCGGAATTGGTTGCTTTGATGTCTTCGATTCTCGCATCGACTGACTTCGTTAAATCTAAGCCAGCACCGCCAAATCGTTCATCCGAACCGTCCGGTGAATTTCCATAGGTCAGTTTATCCGCAAGATAGAGAACTACCGATTGGATAGAGGTACAAACGTTGACGTAAAATCCTTTGGAAACTTCCGTATCGAAAACGTAATCAATCGCATCGATATAGTCCTGCGCGGTCGCAATACCCGTAGAGCCCCCATTTAGATAAGTAAAAGACGCCATATCAGCAAGCGGCTTTCTTTCTTGAGTTGATACAACTTGGGCGAGACCGTTCCCTAAAAAGAAACTTTCTTGCTGAAAAAGAAGAGATTTCATCGTGACCGGAGCCGATTTCACATCTACGGCGTCGGTAAGAGAAAGATGGTCTAAGGTAGAAATTTTCCGATCGGGCTGTGAAAGAAGAGTGATTTGATATCCGACTCTACTGGAAACATAACCGACGAGTTCTCCAAGCGTCGGATAGTCTTTGATAGGAACATTTAAGTTAACGGATCCGTCGGTCGGCGCAGTTCCGGAAAGTGTAACTCTCAGTGAAATCCCATCGAAAGTGAGAATTGCGTTTTGTCCGTTACCTACATATTGAATTTGTAATTCGTTTGATTCTAAAGGTGAAGAAGTTCCAATTCCATCACTGTCCCCGATTTGAATGATCGTTCCGCCGCTCGTTACGCGAAACCGGATTTGATTTCCTCTCGGTCCTGGAATGATCGCTTTTACCGTATTCGAAATTGTCGCAACGATAGAAACAACCGGCGCGCTTGCATAAGCGTTCGGATTTATGTTCAGAGCTTTGATGAGTTGCGGACCCGCCGCAAATCGAGAATCTTTGGAAGGAGAGAACGCATTAGAAACGGCGTCCGCTAAATCACCGGAGAAAAAGACGGACCTTGCTTCATCTGCACCGCTAAATTCTAAAACTCGTTTCGATGTTTCGAGACTTGTGTCTCCTGCGTCATACCCGTTGTCTGCGGGTCCGATTAGAATTAGAGTATTTAGATCCGGAGAGATTCCGGTGCTTTGAGCTTTAACTCTAAAGGCTCCACGCGCACCCGGTTGGATGTATCCGCGCCCTAGAAATTCAACTTCTCTAGAGCCCATGATTGATAATTCTCCAAGCGTCTTCGATACTGTTTCCTTTCGTTTTTAACTCCCGGTAAAAGAAGTTTCGAAAGCGGGGAGAAATCGTTCTTCCAAGTTCTCTTTCTTTACAGAGTAGAAACTCTTCGGGTGTTTGATTCGTTTTAGGTTTGGTTAAAACTTTTGTTCCCTTTTGCAAATTTGCGTCTTCGTCTATCAAGGCTTATCCTCTAACCCGAAGCTGCCTTCCAGTCGGGTTTTACTTCGGGTTAAAAATACATCGAAGGAGCGAGTATCGGGAAAAAGGAATGCGGGTTTGGTTCGAAAAATGGATTTGGATTGTACAAGTCGTACGCGGATTTCAAATCCCCAGAATGGTTCTGAAAAATCGGCTGTGCTTAAATTGGGTTCTGTATCTTCGGGAAGAAAAACTGTAAGCCCGGGATATAGAACCGGAAGGTCATTTGCCATGAGCAGGGTCACGGCGAGGGCGGCGTCATAGATCCATTTGTTTGTGTTTCTACCGGCGTTACCGGTTGCGAAACCGCAAATGACGACCTCTGACTCTACGGTGTATTGAAGTTGTTGGAAGTGTTTCTTTCGACTGAATTCATCGAGGAACGATTTTGTGGAAAGACGTTGACTTTCCGGAAGTTCTGAAATTTCAGTTAAAAATTTTATAAAAGATTCAGAATTCTTAAAATGGTGTTCGTTTAATCCTAAAAATTGAGTATTTCTATCCGTTGTGCATTCGATTCCTACTTTTGGAAATTTTGAATTTGGTCCGGTTGTTGAAATTCCTTCTTGGTAAAGCGGATGTCCGTGAACTATGGGAACGTCTATGTTTCGTAAAGAAAGACCGGTGAGTGGTAAGGAGTTACGAAAATATTCTACAACCGTATCTTCCGGAGGGGCCGGATACGTGATTAGAATTGCTCCTTTATCCCGTCCGTCTTGTTGTCTTGCTTCTTCTTCCCGAAGACTTGTATCCATTAGCTCGGATCATAGAGCGAAACGGATTATCGGTTCTTTTTTTTGGCTAAAAGATCTAAAATCAAATCTTTGGTATCGGATGCGACTGCTTGTTTCAAAGTTTTAGATTTTAAAGCCGATTTTACATCCTCTTTGATTCCGGCTAAAATTTTCTGAGCGGGAATAGCAGGTTGAAAGAAGTTACGGCTTTTTTCTGTGACTACGACGAATTTTACAAAGGATCTTTGAATTTTTCCATTTTTGTACTTTTGTTCTCTTGCAAAAACGTTTCCTTGACCGGTCATTCCGGGATCTTGTCTGTATTTGTACCGATTTCGAGTGACCATTTGTCCATGAGCGTTTTCTTCTTTGAAACTTCCGGTTTTGATAATCACAGAATTGATTGAATTGTTTTTTGGACTTACGGGAGTTCCGTTTTCATTTTTAGTGATTGGGACAATTACATAAGGACCGTTTGCACCCATCCTTGCGCGGCTTCCACCCAAGAGAGAAGGTCGCATATCGTAACGTCCCCTACCTCGCTCAATGACTGCCATATAGTTATACTTTCCCTTATTCGGGTGATATACTTGAAAACCTCCCGGAATTTTCCGAATTAAAATTCCTCCCCCTCCTCCCGGACGGTTGGACATTGCCATTTTTCCCCACCAGCTAGGTTTTGCGGCGAGTGTATTGTTCGTCCAGGCTTCTTGTGTCGCTTTTGCGATTCGATTTAGAACGAGCTTGGTTCTTGGAAATTTTCCTTGTTCATAGAGTTGTTCGTAGTTCATAAAAAAGGGGTAGAAGATTCTACCCCTCCTGAAATTTCTCTAAACGTTGTGTGTGCTTGAAACTTTAGAGTCTGACTGGAACGTTCGTAAACACTCGGAACTTGTCTTCCGCAAGGATTTGAAGAACGCTATAGTTTTCAACGATCCCAAGACGAGAACGTAAAGCTCCTCCCGCTCCGTAGGGAAAGAGCGTCTTCGTATATCCCAGAAGTTCGGTTAATACTAGAGTTCTTGTGTCGTCGCTTGCCGATTTAGAATTAAAATCTCCCAGTACCATAATCGTGGTTCCGGGAAGATCTTCGTTTAAATCTTGGAGAATAGTTGTAGGACCCGCAGTGTTTTTCTTTACCTCTCTCATGTAACGAATGATGGAAGAATTCGGGCCTGTTTCACGAAAGATCACAAATCTTGTCTCGGGTACTCCACCCGTTCCAGGAGTAATTGTAAGTTCTGCCGCTCCACCGTTTGGAATTGCTATACTTTGTTCGTTACAAGCTTTCGACCAATGTCTCAAGTCACCCGCAGAGATTCTGTATTTGTAGGTTCCTACATACGATCCTGTGAAAAGAGATCCGGGAACCGAAGCCAAAGATGCAATGGTGAAGGAAGGAGTTGCGGGAGCTTCCGTATCACTTGTAGCTCCTTCAACCCAAGCCCCAACTTGGTCACGTCTCATGGGGACGCTCCATTCATGACGATCAAGCCAGATATCATCATCAAAAAGGATCATGTTATCTTTAGCGTTTGAATCCGCTACACCGTGAACGATATTACTAAGAGAAGTGTTCCCCGGAGATTGGTTGTTATTCTGGATTACAACGGCTCCCCCTACTCTGTCATAATTTTGATCATAGAGAGCTTTTGTCGCGGGGTGCATTTTAGCATAGTTCACCTGACCGAATTGTTTTGTTCTGACTTGAGAGCTATAGTATTTCATTTCATCGACGGCGGGTAACGCACCTCGACAATCGGTGTAGAAATTCTTACCTAAAGACTTTACTTGTGTTTCGAATCCGTCTTGTTCCAGCTTATTTAAGTCTCTCTTTCCAAACCAAATTTTTCTCATTTGGTTTTCCATACCGCGCCTAAGTGCGGCGTTCGATTGAGTAAGTTCCGGATCTTGTGAGTTGTTTACGGTATCGACTACTTTGTTGAAAGAATATCCTTCCGCAATATAATTGATTTCGTTATACAATCGATCGAGTTGTGGATCTCTGAAGGAAGGTTCATCGGACTGTCCGATATAGGAAGAATTGTACCAACCACCGCCATGAGAACGATTCCGGTTGTATTCCGCGATAACCTGATTTGTGGTTCTTCTCGGAACTTCTTTTAAAAACTTAAAATCTTTGTCCGTTGAAACGGTAGCCACGAAGACTTTGTCAAGCGACTGCATGGATAAAACTGCACCCGAAGAGTTGATGTCTACGAAAGGAGTCGCGCCGTTTAAGGCAGTGTTCGCTTCGAACGCTTTTTTAATCTCGATTAGTTGATCGAGTGTGTGAGGGCCGGTCATATTATTTTTGAACCTCTTTATAATCGTTTATGAATGCTTGTGCTCGGTCGGAAAGTTTCCAGGTGGACTCGAAATACGCGATATCTTCCATTTGGCAGCGACCGGCTTCGATTCCCTTGATGATTAGGTTTCCGGTTTGATCTCGGTCCTTTCCTGTAATGGGTCCTCCCCCCTTTGTGGGATCGTTGGACTTTTGTATTTTGGAAGTGACTGGCGCTTTCTCGGTGGCTGGACGATTTGTGAGCGCTCCAATTTCGGATTTGAGAGTTTGAACTTCTTTTGATAGCTGGGAATTATCTTCCGCAGTATCCATTAGATGCTCAATCGCAGCCGCGAGAGTTTCTTGACCGGCTTTTAGAATTTCTAGTGTGCTTTGAATTTCTGAGATAAATTCAAGACGAGCTTTTTCGATCTCCTTCTCTTTCTCAGATTCTTCTTCGTCTTTTTTCTTCTTCTTGTTTTTTTCCTCTTTCTTATCATACTTTTCGGATCCGGTTCCCTCCTCTTCATCATCTTTGTTTTCTTTACTCTTCTTTTCGGATTTTGCAATTTCGTTTCCGTCGTTGTCGTCGAAATACGCATCAATTACATCATCTGCAAAGGATTCAGCTTCTCCTTCCGAAATTCCTTGAGCAATCGCCCACTCCTTCACCTTATCTGTTTCCGGAATTACACTTCCAGAATCTAGTAACGTTGTTACTTGCGAAGCTAAGGCTTGTAAGTCAGGTGCATCTTCGCTAGTAGGATCGTCTGATTTTTTTACGTGTTTTGATTTTACACGCTCCTTCAGACGATTGATCGCGTCTTGTATCATCGGTTATTCTCCGCTCAGTTTTAGAAATATGGCATCGGTGAGATTTTCTAAATCTTCGCCTTCGAGGCTGTATTCTGTTTGGAGAACCGAGCGAATCAGGGCGGACCGAAGTTCCATTCCCTGATTTCTAACACGATCCGAAATATCGGAGATGATGAGTTCGACAAAGCGGTCTTGCGCTTCTGGATCGGATTGAAATAGTTTTGTTAAAAAGTCGAGTTTACGTTCAATGCGTCTAAGTCGTTCTAGTTCGAAGGATTCTAAGTTCGTTGAAAGATCAGTAGGATCTGATACTCCTTCTAAAATACTCTTCTCAATATCTCGAAGAAATATTGCTCCCTTTATCAATTGAACCGAAGTATCGGGATTGATGACCTCCTGAAGTGGAGCGATCGCGCATTTACGAAGAAGAATTTTGCGAATCGTTTTTCCTTGGTAGTCTTGAGGTCTCGCAAATCCCGAAACAGAAGCTCCCCAACCTTGAAACCCGGCTTGTAATCCTTTTCGAATTTCTTCTGCGAATTTGTTTCCGGGAAAAAGCCTTCCGAGAATATAAAGTCCGTCGTCTTTGATTCCATAGTGCGCCGGAAAATCTTCTTTCAACCCGATTTGTTCGGGCGCGCCGATAATTGCTTCTGCTTTGGATTTTTGTAAATCGACAAGAACGGATCCGGTTAACTTACCTTCTTTTTTTAAGTCCCGAATTTCTTTATCAATATGGTCCGTTAAATGGTTAAAATCGAAGTATCCTTGAGAAGTGAATTCGGACCGCATCGACGGATCCGCATATGCGGATTTAAGGATAACTTCTCCTTGTCGATCTTCTCGTTCCGAAGACGCTTTGACTAGGATTTTGATTGCGCCAGTCCGATCCTCCGGAGTGGCTTTCATGATATGGAACGGGTGAAGAAATTGGGTCTCTGACATAGAGACCCTTGTATTAGCGAAAGAAAAATCGGAAGGGAAAGATATGGATACGTGTCCCTATTTTTGAAATTCTTTAGATAGGGTGTTGCCGGAATTCGAAATTACAATATTGAATGCTAGATGAAAGATTTCTGTTTATGCCTTTCAAAAAAAATTATAAATAATAAAAAATATGATAAAGTTATTACTGATCCCTATATACCGTTAATTTGGACACAAACCCCGCGTTTAGACGCAAAATTTTGGACACTCTACTATGTAGAGATTGAGTAATATGAAAACCGATTTGTTACTTGAAAAAAGTTAAATTTTAGTTTAGAAAATCGCTTGTGAAATTAGTCTATTTAATATAGCCTTCCAGAAGCGTCTGGAATGAGTCGCCTAGCGTCTCAACGAGGGGCTTTCAGCCCCATCGCCAGTCGCCGTCCTCATAAAATTTATGTATCTTTGCTACCTGGATGAATCTGGGACTCCAAACATTCCTGGAAATACAAGCCACTACGTTTTAGCTGGTCTTTCTATTCCTGTGAAATTCTGGAATATAAGCGAAAAGCAAATTGATACTATAAAAAGAAAATTTAATCTTGAAGGTGCCGAAATTCATACAGGTTGGATTTTAAGACCGTATTACGAACAACAGAATATTCCAAATTTTGAATCATTAGACCACATACGAAGAAAACAAGAAGTCGAAAGATTTCGGATATCTGAAATTCACAAACTTCAAAGACAAAAGAATTCAAAAAGATTAAAACAAACAAAAAAGAATTTCAGAGAAACCGCCTCATATATTCACCTCACTTATACAGAACGTCTTAATTTTATTACAGAGTTAGCGCAAACAATTGCAAATTGGAGCTATGCCCGATTATTCGCTGAATGTATTGATAAACTTCATTTCAACCCGACTATTTCTGCAAGACCTTTAGATGAGCATGCTCTTGAGCAAATTGTAAATCGATTTCATAAATATTTAGAAATAATGGATAGATCCGGACAAGTGCCTGAAAGTTACGGATTATTAATTCATGATAATAACGATACGGTAGAGAAAAGGCATACGGATTTGATGCGTCATTTTCATAACCACGGAACATTTTGGGGGAATATTACTAAGATTATCGAAACTCCTCTATTCGTTGATTCAAAACTTACTAGTATGATTCAAATTGCCGATTTATGTTCTTATTCTTTAAGAAGATATCTAGAAAATTCGGAAGACTCTTTATTTAATTTGATTTTTCAAAGAGCGGATAGAATTAACAACTCTGTCGTTGGAGTTAGGCATTTCACTTCTCAAATGTGCAATTGTAGAATATGCTCATCTAGACATCCTTAAATAAAAAAATACGGAATATTAATTACTCATTATCATCTATTACTTTCAAAATAGAAAGATAAAATAAGTCTATAAAGATTACCAGTAAATACTCGAATTTGTTGTCCATAAATACGAGTTGGGAATAAAATGGGGATGTAATTAAAAATACTAATTGTCCAGTCACCTTATTTCAAACCATCCACTCGTTGAATGTGAAGACAATTCTTGTTTTCCTAATATTGTCAAGCGCGTACTTTTTTGGATTTTACCGATCAGATTCACGATTTATAAAAACTTACGGATCGGAAACTAAAAGATACACACGCAACTTTCCAGCGCTACACCCGTTTGGACTCCAATATACACGGGCTTGAGTAAGGGAAGTAAGAATTTCGAACGCAAATCCTAAAAAAATACCGGATAAAGAAAGGTCTGTTCCATTAGCGCCTAACCATTTGTCTGCGGTTATCGTGTCTCCTACCGTGAGAGAAGGAGATCCGTTAAATGGAGTAAGGACTCTAACAAAGACTTGAACTACCACAGAATTCACCTGAAGAATATCCCCTAAATTTAAGGTGCCGGCCGCATTTGAAAAATCGATTTCGGCTTCAGCAACGTTTAGTTTTTTCAAACGATTGTCCTCCGGAAAGTCCTCATTGGTAAACGGACCGAGAAAGCTAGGCATTTAAAGTTTCCCTCGAATAAAAATAGCAAAGCGAAATATATCGGAATTTTTTAGATTATAATAAAGTTTCTTGGTCTTCTACCGCAGATTTTCTTTTTTTCTTTTGTTTTACAATATCACCAACCGTATCTAGGTTTTCTTCTACCAAAGAAATTCGTTGAGTGTTTGAATCGAATGGTTTCACCCAGTTTTTTTGAAGCTTCATTTCTCTAAAAAAAACCTCAAACGCGTTATAAATTCGAATCCTTTCTTCTCTTTGTGGATAAGCAAGTTCCCTAAGTTCGCCATCCGTCAATGAATCAGGATCGCCGACTGTATTTGGGGCAACCAGATAATTGTTTTTCATTCCTTTCGCTTTCATTTTGTCTTCAACGTAAGATTCAAAAGCCCTTGCGAATAATTCCCTTGGTTTTGACCAATATTTTGATCCGATTTTCTGCGCTGAAATAAAGTAGTTTGTATTTTTTCCTGAAGGTGATTTTCGAATAGCATTCATCAAAACTCGAGCAGAATCGCCAAATGACCCTTGAAAATCTTCGCTAACGTAATGACTTCCACCTCGGTTGGCTTCTTTTCCTGTAGCCAAGTGATCTAAAAAATGCCCGAATTCGTGAGCAAAAGTTCCATCCCCTTTTTTCTTTGTTAGATTTATGATTCTGTATCCTGGTTCATAATGAGCCATTGCCTTTCCAATTCCACGAGCTCCAAAAGACATGCTTAAATTTCCTTCATGGATCACTTTAGACAGATCCATTTCTAAAGCGTCTTCTAAATCTTTTAAAGCACATACGAAACGAGTAATATGTTCTCGGGAAGTTCGATCATCCATATAATTTCCAAATTGTACGGATTTAAAACCCCAATCTTGAGTCAATCGATCGGATGCAATTTCATTGGGTTTAACGATACGTCCATTGGCACGTATGAGCTTTGGAAGTGGTGAACCGCCATGAATTTCATAGCCGGATCCCTTTGTCCCGATTGAACGTTTTTTATCCAACCAATCCCAATTGTTTTCCCTCACTTGATTTTTTGGATCTTTTGCCCATTCTTCGCGGGAATGAGGTTTTTTAAAATTAATTGCATAAGCATATTTTTTTTCAGCAAACTCTCTTCTACCTATAGCATTTTGAAAACGTTTACGAAAATAATCTTCAAACGTTGGATATTTCTTTTTCACACGCTCGATATACTCTTTATCTTCGCGTAGAAAATTATTGCAATACTTTTCATACTGTGCCTTTGCTTCTTGCTCACCAAGTGGTTCAAAAAGCTTTGCATTATTCCAAATATTTTTTCCGGAATCGGTTCTCCTCCGGAGAAGGTTAATCAGTTTGTCTCCAAATACAGTAGAATGTACAATCAAATTTGGATCGTTATCGAAACGATAGGAAGGTTTCTTTAAAAAGACCATGATTTCTTTACGAAAATCATAAGAGTTAATCACTTTTCCATTAAGAATTCTATCAACTAATACCTCGGAGCCAGGGATAATTTCAGCAAAGAGTTTTTGATATTCTTCCTTTAGAATGTTTTTTTCGTTCTCAGTAATTCCATTTAATTTTGATTTAAGAGAGTTCATAACCTCTCCAAATTTATTGCTTAAATCGTAAGGACTAATCTCAACAAAATTCAAAGAATAACTTTGTATTTCATTGATGGTTTTGGCGTTAAAAATAGGCGCCATAATCTTTTCTAAATTTTTAACGTATTGTTCCCGTGCAAAAGGAGAATCGGCAGGTTTAGACGCTATTGCTTCATAAATTTTTGCTTTTAAATAGGTAAGCCCTGCACTTTCCCCTTTTTCTTTACGTTCTCTAGCGTTGAATGGAGTTATCACTCGATCTTTCTTTACGACTCGTTCGGCTGTTACGAAATCCATATTTGAAATATCCGCATAGGAAAGTAATTTTGAGAGTGCGGCTCTTTCTTTCTTCGAACCTTCTACGCGAGTATTTGCATCTTTGAATTCCTTGTTTTTTTCCCTATCATCTAATATTTCAGAAACGGAATTAAAGGACTTTTGTTTTACGGACTTTACCGTTTCTTTTATAAGTGTAGTGTTTGATTGCGGTGGGATAGCATTTCTTTCATCCAAAATTCCTTGAATTCCCACTTCAACGATATGTTCACCGACTGCATTCTGATTTCCTTTCATCGCTTCAGAACGAACATTTGGATCCGCCGGTTTTACGATTTTTCCATATTCTTCCGGCTCTGAAAAATATTTCTGAATAAGGCGTTTTGATCTTATACCTTGATCGATCGCTTCGGTTTTTGTTTTAAATCGAACTGGCCAGTCTTCTAATTTATCTCCATCAGTTGGTAATTTTAAAGTCCAATCATTCGAATTACTCGCAACTCCCCGATTCGAAACATTCAATTCCGGTTGGTAGTTATCAACGAAGGTGCGTGAGATTCCTCCAGACATATTTTTATGATACAAAATATCATCTGTATGCTTGGTAAGAGTTACTAAGCGAGTAGAGACTCCGGTTTGTCTGAAAGAATCTTTTCCAGTAAAAGAACCTTCCGGTAACTTTTCAGACGATCCTCTTTTTTCAGTTAACCACTTTCGAAATTCCTGTGACTTAATATCCGCCCGAAAAAACGGACCTTCAGACATGATTGCAACGAGTTTTCCGCCCGGTTTGAGTAGAGAATAGGCGTGTAATACATGACGAATATCTAATCCTTTCTCGAACGGAGGATTCATTAGAATACGATCATACCTTCTATCCACAAAATCTAAAAAATCGTCCGCAACAATCGTATATCCTTTTGCTTGCAGAATGTTCTTTAAGGAAAATATAGGTTCAATCGTATCAGGATGAATTCCTGTCTCTTCCGAAATTACTTCCGCTAAGTCTCCTTTCCCGGCAGAGGGTTCGAGAACATCCATTCCAGGCTGAATATCTGCCTCAATGATAAGTCTTTGTGCTAAGGGTTTTGGCGTTGGAAAGAATCCTGGAATTTTATTTCCAATCAGCTCCCTTTCCATATTCCGAATTTCAATTTTCTTCGGATCGGATCCGCCGCCTTTGTTCTTTGCTATGAGGGTGCGAAGATACTGACCGGCTTCATGGACTTGTTCAAAAGTATTTAGTCCTAACCGAAGGACAGCTAACGACCTTTCGGCATAGTTCGAGTAAGGATTTCCTTTAAAATATAACTCATAGGGTTTATCTTTTATAATTACGGGGTTTTTTGTATTTGGCTTTGCGGGACGGGCATAAAGACACTGTTCAATTTTATTAAACTTATCCATGAGTCTTTTCAAGGACTCAACTTCTTCCAAATTAGAGGATTCGATAAATTCGGCTTCATAGGAACCGATTGTTTTTTGAACCTTCTTTGCTTGTTCTAGTTCTGACTTTGAAATCAGCCCGTTTTTGTATGCCCAGGTCAGATTATGACTGTATATTTTATTATTACCAGAAACAGTTATGTGATTCGTTTCTGTTTCTGAAATAAATCGCGGTTCTATTTTTCGAAACCATACTGATAATCTCTCGGTGAGGGGCTTCTGAGTTTGTGTATCTCGATTATTCCTGTGATTGTCTAGTGAATGAGAAACATTGAGAATTTGTTCAATGTCCTTCTTGCTTTTTATCTTTTTGAGATTCTCAGGAAACGTCCCTAAATCTATCTCATCCGCTATTCCCCGTAACGCAGATTGAATGTCCCGCATTTGTTTGGTGTCTTCATACATAGCATCTGCAATTCTCGCTCTGCGAAAAGTTACATTTTGCCTTGAAATGGGTGGGCTTTCTTTGTTACGAATCGATTCTTCCATCGAATCGGCTAAGTTTCTAAACTTTGTGGATAGAACTGCGCGTTTTACTAGCGAGGTATCATCAATTGGTTTTGGTTTGATTTTCGCGTTATAATTGAGAAGAGATTCAGTTACATAGTTTCGAATAATCTTTAAAACGATCGAAGGTTCTTTTTCTATAAGTTTCGAAAGAGCGTCGTTTATCTTTGCCGATATAGCGAGAGGAATGAGTTTTTTTTCTACGGATTCTTTGAGTCTTTCAACGTATAAACTGTCATCCGGATTTAATTCAGAGTCCTGTAATTGAACGACAATTCCGGAGAGCGAATCCGACGTGAGTTTTGAGGTTTTGGGTTCCTTTACGTCATGTTCACCGGCCGCATTCTCATTTCCAAGCATGGCCTCTGAAAGTGATCTTTTTGTTTCTTGAACTTTTGAAGAAATTAAGAAACGAATGATCTTATTTACGCTTTCAGAGGAGATACTTACAAATTTGTAAGAAATGTTTAAAAGACTATTTAGATTGTTTTCTCCCTTGTAAGCGAGATCAACGAACTCACTGGCTCGTTTGTCAAGTCCCGCGTCTAAAAGCGTATTTTTTACCTGTGTGATAAAATCTCCTAAGTCACGAATCGAGTCAGGGAAGTAGTTGGGTTTGTAATTTTGGTTTAAGTATTTTCTTTCTGTCTTCGGTGCTATATTTAAAAGATTCGGTTCAGAAGAGAGGGTTTGTTTTTTTGGTTTTTGTACTTTTTCTGAAATGAGGGTGAACGGTTTTTCTTCGATTGAAGGCGGTTCGCTATTTTTGTTTGTTTCTTTAGGAGAATGTTCGATCTTCTTTACCGTATCCGCAATGATCTTGGAAGCTCGTGCTTGCGAAGGCGATTTAATCATCGCCCAGGCCCCCTTTTCTCCGGAAGGTTTTACCTTTCGCCAAACGGAACCGTCGGCATGAGTCGAAGGCCAGCCTACCGGCTTTTCCTTCGATTTTAAGACTTGCAATGTGGATTTAACAACTTCACGGATAGACGACATTCTGCCCGAAAGTATGAAAGAATAGAGTCTATCGGAGTTTGATTTTCAAGTCAGTGAAATCAAAAAGGATTCCTTTTTTTCACTCAGTATACGCCGAAGTGGACGTAGGACTCCATTTGAACGATACGTTCGTATTTGCTTTCCCTTGACCCGGAGAGAATTCATCGATCACGTCTGTGATATATCCAAACTCACTGATCTCGTCTTCCGGTATCGGATATTTTTTAGAAGCGTCCATTACGATACGAAAGGGCATTCCCGGACGTAATGGAATAAAAGGAAGATCAAAAGAACCACTGGCGATTTTTAACTCTTCGATATCGCAGAAAATATTAAAGAGCATATCGCGAATTTTAGCGAGCTCACCTTTGTAGTTTTCTTTGATTGTCTCGTTTAGATTTTCCTCTTTAAAAACGAGTCCGGCCATCTTTACATGAAGCAGTTTTGGACCGAAAATTGAACGAAGTCTGTCTTCGTATTTCGGCTCGGAAAGAACAGTTCCAAATTGTTGAAATGTATTCTGAATTACGTGAACACCCGCGATAATCGAATCTTCCGAATCTTCGATTCGATAATTCTTGAGATCATCAAAGGCTAAATAATAACAAGCGTCGATATTCGATGTTTTTAAATCCCGGTATTTCCCGTTCTTCCCAAACATGTAAAAAGGGGTTGGCCTGAAAACTACCTGGGCCTCCTTTCTTCCTACTTCGTATTCTTCGATCTTATTCGATCCTATCTCACCTAAAGAAACCCCCTTCCCATACATTCCGTCGATTTGAAAGGTTTGGAGTGGATCCACGAACAATTCGTAGAGAGGTTCGGAAACATACGATCTTAGTATTTCCCAAAAGTTGACGTACGAGCCGATTGAAAAACTCGATAGCACTTGAGATTCGTATGTGAAATATTCCGTGTATGCTTTTTTTGGAAGAAGGATCGTTAAAATAGAATCGGGATCGTTTTCTGTAGTCGGTGAAAGTACTGGATGATCTGCATACCTTGAAATGTTCATCAATGTACAAAAAAACTCATCCCAAAAGTTTTTGATTAAATCGGACAACTGTCCCTGTAAAAATACTTTCGTCGCTTTTGTGATCACTCCTGCATACGATTCTTGGGTCCGAGTGGGTGGCTCTCCTTCTGTTCTTTGATAGTCGATAAAAAAGTCGGTATCGGAAAGAAGAGTCTCAATCGGTGAAATAGTGACACTGACAAAACTTTTTCCATCGGCCGAATATTCTCTAGACGCAGATTTTACCTTGCCAACGTTTAACTTGTTAAACCTACTTTCCTCTGAATTGCCTGATCCATTATCGTAATAAATAAAAACAATACTCCTAACCGGGAATATATCTCTGAATCTTAAAAATTCTCCCTCTTTAATTTGAGATAAAGGCAGAGGAGTATCTGCATTGCGTTGAACGAAGTATCCTTCTTGGTACGGAATTGTAAGCGCGATTCCTCCCCTTTGCGCGGAAATGGAACGATGAGATTTGATAGTCGTAACGTGTTCTACGGGAAAGAAAATACTACTGGATGATCCAGGTAAATGGACCTCGATCGCAAACGATTTTGGCGGAAAACCAATACCCCTTCGCTCTGTTATCTTTTCTACTTTGTCCGGATCGAAAGCTTGAGTCGACACAGAGAAAATCGTAACGGATTAGGTCATATCGGAGGACTAGTCTTTGTAGGAGGCAATGGACCTGGGTTATAAAGATGGTTGTGTTCTTTTAAAGAGGTTCCCGCCGCGATCACATCTGCATCAGAAACGATTTTTTCAGTTGCTTCAATTTTACCGGTTATATCTAAATCGCCTTCAAAGGTAGTTTTTCCCACAATTTTTGTATCCCCGTTGATTTGAACTTTAGAATTTATCTCCACGTTTTCAAATGTGAGAGTCGCTTTTTTGGATGTAAAATCAAACTCTAATACGACTTCTTGTGAATCGTTATAGACCTCTATCTTATTCGTAGTTTGACGAACCGCGTAGCCAGACTCGTGAAAATCAATTATGTCTGTCTCCGGGTTGATAAAAGAAAATTTATTCCAGAAGTCCTGAATATTCGATAAGTCGGAATCCTTGGTAGAAAAAGGGAAAACTTGAGTGATGATAGGAGCGCGAAAAGAACCTCCAATAAACTCAAGCAATACGAGCTGATTTTTTTTAAGACCAAAGGCTCTTCCATTTGCATTTCCTCCTTGTTTCAATGCAGGTCCAAAGTATCGAACTTTTTGAAATGGTTCTCCAAATGTAGTCAAAACATTTGCACGAAATCGAGGAAAGACGTCGGTTACGGTTGCAAGCATCGGAGGAGTCATTCTCGCGTCCGGAGACTGTGGTTTTTCCTGCCAATCGAAAGGATCGTTAGTAAAAGATCCTCTCATCTCGAAATGATACTACTCCCGCCTGAAATCGATTCCAAATAAAAGCGAAATAAAATCTTGTCCCCGTCTTGTAATACTCCCAAAAAACGAGCGTCATTCACTCTTGGATCCGACTTAAACTGTCGTATTAACTGTTGGATATATCCCTTACTGAATATCTCATCCGTGGTTTCTCCCCAAACGATCGGATTCCCTATCTCCGGACTTCCCGGAATCGATCCGATTACAATATCAATGTGATCCAGTTTTTCATTCACGAGAGCTTCATCGCCTTCAATGATTGCCAAATCACCCGTCGGCGAAACATCAATCCCTCGATTCTCTGTAAGTTTTATATCGCATCCAAGAAGTGCGATTTCTAAATCTCTTGGCGTCGGATTGTCCGGTAAGACCGTAAACACATTTGTCTTTGTCCCAAAGGGGATTTTAATCGCGCGGCTTGCAAGAATGGTCGTTTCATGTTGTCCGTTATAAAGCGCGAGTGCTTGACCTAAAGTCGCGTCCCCTAATTTTTTCGCTGCGACCTTTTCCCAGGTATCACCCGATGAAACGTAATGTATGGAAAATTCATTGTCAACAGCCGCCTGATTGATTGCGCTCTGTGTTTCTAAAAGAATCTGATTTACCGTCAATGCAAACTGGTAAACATCGTTATCAATCCAAGCACTCAAATCCGCGTTCGGTTGTAGGGACATCGATTCATACGATCCTCCCGTTTGAACCGGAATCGTAAATTGAGCAATAAGAGAAATTAAGGCACTACAATCCGAAGAGGCCTTCTCTAAACTTTGTCTAAAATCCGCTTCGTTCGATCTTGATTTTTTGTATGCGTCGTCAATTCTTTGTGAGATTTCTTCAGCGTTAAATCCCCGTTTTTTTGATTTTATCCCAAGGTCGGCTTTGGCACTCTCGAAGGTTTTTCGTGCTAACTTTCCTTGCGCGTTAAACTGATTTTTCATCCGATCCCAAGAAGAGAAAAGTCTTTTGGAAGAGTTAGCAAAAACTTGAACACCTCGCGCGACTCCAAGAAGCGCACCCGACAACTGCAAAGGGAGATTTACGATATTTTCTAACTCGTTCATGAGTCCCGAAATGGTTCTAAACGGATTGAAATTACTTCGGATGAGCTGACTCGTAATTGAAGAATCAAGTTCACGTACAACAACCAGATTCAACGAATATTTGTACGTATTTGTATCGGAGACGGAACGAGTAATCGTAAATCCACTAGACGGAACAACGACCTCAACGGTTCGGTTTCGGTCATAGTCGCGAAAAATCATCGCGTGACTCTTCCAAGTCAGCCTTCTTTCTCTAAAAAGTTTTGCAATCTTTGAACCTTGAGGATCGTTTGACGTATATTGTACCGGGTCAAGATTTCTGGAATAGTGCAGGATGAACATAAAATCCTGGAATTCTTGAAGTCCCGATCGAAAGTCCCCTCCTCCGAGGCTTAGATAACTGCTTCTGATTTTATCATAATAATTACTTACAGTATTCGAAACGATACTTTTGGCGGCTGAAAATGCGGATTGAATAAAACCCGCACCCGCATCTCCCGGAATCGCAGACCTGGGTTTTGCAGGAAGTCCCAGGTGATAAATGTGGAATTCGCCTTCTAATTTAATCTCGTGGTTGTCCGGTCCATAGTCAACGACCACGACTCCCCCAAATGTTTTTTCAATCCCTACTCGGTATTTGAAATTCTCCGTATATTGAAGCGGACCATTTACAAAAAAATATTCATTCGAAACGACATTCCCGTCCGTGAGATTATAGGAACCGTTATTTTGTTTTTCATAAAAGGAGAGAGAAAATACATTCTGCGGTTGGTAAGTCGGTGCTAAACTTCCGGAAAACGCTCCACCCGTAACAGAATTAAAAGCGGATTTCGCACCATCTGCTACACCTCCGCCGAATCCAGAAACCGAATCGAGAACTCCCATCGCTTGGAAGAATAAATTCTTTCACTCTATCGGATGTCCGATTTTTGAAATATAGTTACGTTTTCATGTATGGGAACTCCCGTACCTTATATTCCTAAAACGGAACTCGAGTACAAGACAGCTCAACAAAATAGCTTACTCGCCAGTGGTTCCCGGTTATCAAATTTCAATCCGGGATCCAGAATCTCAACTTGGATTGCGACAATTGCCTCAGTTCTTGCGGAAGGTGATGTAAGGACTCTGAACGGATTCGATTATTCGATCAGGGAGGGAGTATATAACGCATTCGGATTTACGAGATTGCCCGGTTTAAAGGCGATCGGAATTCTTAGAATCGATCATTCAGGCCATACGAGTCCTGTAAATATTGGGGTTTTCACACTTGATCTTTTCGGTCTCGTTTATGAATCCATTGCGCCCGTTACAATCCCCGTTGGAGAATCTTCCGTTGAAATCGAAATCAGAGCCAAGAACCCAGGGAAAGATTATAACATTACTCGGCTTTCGATTGATACACAAGAAGGACTTGGTTCTGTAAATGTACAAGTTCCGCCAAATACAAGGATCTGGAATCCGAGTGATTTCGCGGGCGGAACTAATATTGAAAGCGAAGAAAATAGACTCCGTCGTTTTCGCAATTTTATCGTTTCTCTTGGTCGCTCTACTCCGCTCGGAATCTATACAGCAGCGACCTCGATTCCCGGAGTGGCTGGAATTCAACTTACGACAAACGTGAATCCGTTTTCAGGTGCGTTTGAAATCGGTTGGATCAATCTTTATATTTCGGACGGAACTTCTAATCCTCCTCAAAGTCTTCTTGATCTTGTTCAGAAAACGATTGAAGGGGATCTAACGGATCCAGAAAATTTTCCGGGCTTTGCGGCCGCCGGAACATTTGTCGCAGTTTTTAGAATTCCGGTTCTTGGAATTACAGTTAAGTATGATTTGCAAATTCAAAACGAATCTCAACTTTCAAACGAACAAGCCTTAGATATCGCACAAAATCGGCTTACTCTATATCTCAATACTTTACCAGTTGGCTTCGATGTTTTGTTAAAACAAATCGAAGGAACAATTTTAAAAGCTCATCCTGATTTTTACAAAGTAAACATTACCGAGTTTTATGGAAAACTCGCATCCGATCCGGTTCCTTTCCCTCTTCCACCTCCGAGTGATATTTCTGTTCCAACTGTGGATCTTCCAAGAACCGGCGGAACTTCCGGAGGAATCATTTCAGGATCCGTAACTCGTGTGGAGCCGTCTTAATATGCCACATGAAAACAAATTACTGGCTGGACTTCCTCAGTTCAATGAAACCGACCCAATTTTCAAAGAACTGTTCGGTGATCCTTCTCGTCCTGAACTAACTCCTGTCTCGAATATAAACGATATCAATGTCGGTGCGATTTACAACTCCGTAGAGTGGCATCTTAGATATCAGGATCTTGCGGTCAAGAGCGCGGTTTTATCGGGTGCCGAACAACACTTCTTAGAAAAATGGTCCGAGTTACTCGGAATACAACGACCTTCCGGAATGTCCGATTCGGAATTTGTCGGTTATATCATTGGTTACGTTCTTTCGAACGAACCTACGATTCCAAAAATTGGAGAGATCTTTCCAAGGCCAGATTTCGCAATTCTACGGTGCGACGAGTTAGGTTTTGCAACCGAAGTATCCGCAAGCGATCTCGGCCTCATCCTTCCCGGACCCGATACCAAAGCAGTTTCGGCAATCGTCACGCCGGACAGAGGCGCGACTTACGTTCTCACAAACGACTTAGACAAGTTATCCGACTTACAACTCACCGAACTCAATCGAATTCTTGCGGCCGGCGTCGCCGCATTTGCAGGGGAAATAGATGGCTAATGAATTAAAGATTCCTTTAACAAATAACGAAGTAAAAGTATATTATCAAAGTTTACTTCAAAAAGTTACAGCGAACGATTTCAATCGATTGTCGGGAGCAGAATCCGAACATTCTGCAATTCCCGCAGTCCTAACCGCAATACTTGCGACTATCGGAAGAAACACGGATACTGCAATTGGTTTTTCCGTTTCTACACTTGATAACCAAACAATTAAAGTAAGTGCCGGTCTTTATATTCGACCGCACGCAGTTTATATCTTTCCACCTGTAACGCTTTCTCCTCACTCCGGTTCTTTAGAAGGAATCTATGAAATCGAACTCGAAGAAACTCTTACCGATTCTTCGGCGGTTTCTCTTTGGAATACAACCACTCAAAGATTTCAACCCCAAGTAAGACCGACTCGTAAAACATACAGGACGAGTCTTTTTGAACAATGGGTAAACTCTCCAGGTCTTCCAACACCGACGACAGGTAGAATCGGTCTTCTATCTTTTAAGAAAAATGTGATCGGTGGACCCATTACAAACCTCATCCGAATTTTACCTGTATATGATCCGGGTTTAATTGGAGTGGAAGTGCAGTTAGATCCAGGAATCGGTGACCGAACGTCAATTGCCGATGCGATCAACTGGCTTTTTGGGCATGTGGAATCTAAAAATTTTATTAGGACTTCCGTTTCACCCGGTTACGACAACGCAAAATTTCAAGTACGGACGCAAGGGAACTTTGCCTATTGGAGTAAGGATAATGGAGGTACTTGGTTCCCTTTCGCATAACCCCACCGAGTGGACCATCTTCTCCAGTATCGGGAGCCGGTGGCCATTGGGTGGGGAATTTAGGACCTGATCGTTACGATGTATTTCCCAAAGGTTCTTATTCTATCGGAGACCTTTGGCACGTAGTAGACGCACATATCGATCAGGGTGGAAACGTTACCGATTGCGGTCAGTGTGGGGGAAACACTAGCTGTCATAACCTTGGACCTTGGTTTGATTGCCCTGACTGTCCGGCGGGGTATTCTCAGAGCAACGCAATTGGTCTTTGCTGGACCGGCGGAACGGTTTTTATACCGTGTTGCACGAGTACGTGCTGTATCAACACATGCAATACTTGTCACGTTTCCAATTGGTTTACTCGCTACAAAGTTTATAAGTACGAATTTTTCCATTGGACTTTAGTATCTCAATATACCGTTCACGGAAGACTCTGGAGTTAGTCAATCATGGATGAAAAGAAAAATTATGATTTTTCAGAAAAAAGAATGGGAACATGTCTTACGTGTCCCTTATTATTAAAGGGATTTTTTGGAGAACAGTGTTCCGTTTGCCACTGCTTTGTAAGGCTGAAAACGAAATTAAAACGAGAATCATGCCCTATAGGCAAGTGGTAACGAATTTATGTCTGGATGTTGCGGAGGAAGCAGTATGAACCAACAATTAATTTTTCAACAATTGAGCCAACTCACAGGCCTAGGTCTTAACAAAGGAAAAGATGCAAGCGAAGCGGCAAACGACGCAAATATTTTGATTGAAGCTTTGCTTGTGAAAGCGAAGGAAATGGAAAAGTCCTATCCTGGAAATAGTGAGGATTTGATCTTTCACCAACTCACTCAGTACGCGTATGGAAAGTTCAGCGTTGAATCGGATATTTCTAAAGTTGTAGAAAGCGTGTCGGCAATCGTGTCCGATCTGTTATCAAAAGCGAAGGCTTTGGAAAGTCGACGTTCCGGTTTATAGTCGTATGTTTTCAAGAATTTGGACTCGAACCAGTCTCTTTCTTTGGAGAATCAGGGCTTCTCGATTTTCATCTAAGACACTGATTGATAAAGAAAGATGGCAACTTGCAATTCGTAACCATTGGTCGCATTGGTTTAACGGATTTCCTCTCTTCACTCTTTCTTTTGAAAAAGGAATCAGAGAAGGACAGTCTTTGACTCTAAACGCCGGTCTTTTTGGCTTAGTTTTCGTGTTATTCATTTACTCAAAAACTTCAATTGATTCCCCCGGAAGAAAAGAATGGAAACAAATCTGATTCTATTGATCCTGATGTATACGGTCATCTGGACCGTTGCAGTTTGGGTAGGTTGTGCGATTTTAGCTTTTGTCATTTACTTATGCGTCTTTGGATTCAAGAAAAATGGCAGATAGGCTAAAACTCACGTCTGAAAACGTAAGTAATCTTTTTCTAAAATGTCTTTTCTTAGAAGGTGAAGACACGACGGACTTTGTTTGGGATTGCTTCGAGTCTCATAGAATACAATCTATCGAGAGAAGTTTGGATTACTTTACCTTCTGGAGTTCCTTACTTTTTCATAAAATGAAATTAAAATATCAAGTTACTCTTCTCACTTTTAATCCAATTCTCCGTATTGTAGTTCTCTTTCAAAATCTCCAATCATTTCTCTTTTTTGCAAGAATCGCAATAGTCTATCCCGATCGACATACGCTTTGTCAATTGCAGTCATAATCTCATCAAAGGCGCGCTGAGATAAAGCGTGAAAAAACAGTCCCTCAGTAAGCAAAGCTCGAAACTGGAGAACTTCCGGATGGTGTCTAAATGATTCTTGATTTTTCAAAGTTTCCTCCAATGTTTCATTTCAAAACTACCAAAGAATAGTCTTCCTTAACTTGGTTTGCTTTAAAAATCGTCTCATCAATATCCAAAAGAAAGGATTTTGCGAACATCATCGGCATACTCGAATCGTCTTCGATCTCTTTGAGTTTCATTTGTAGAGAATCTTTGATAATGGATAAATCTTGAATAATTACGTTAAGCCTCCCAATGACAGACGATGATCCGACTCCTTTGTCAGCAGATACGGCGATAGAAGCCGCGAGTTCCTTGATTGTTTGAGGGGACAAAGACGTTACATTGTCACCAAGTACGCGCTGATAGGTTTTGGATAATGAATCCATCATGACTTCGAGCATCTTACGGTTTGTAGCCGCCGTTTCCATAGACACCGTCCTGAGTGCCTCCCGTTGAACATTCGTTGCGACGGAATCGAAATCAAAATGATCAAACTGGCCAGACTGTAATTCTTTCAAATAGTTTTGAATGACAGACGGCCCACGACCTGGGTATTTCGATCTGTTCGCAACATACCATTTGTATGCCCGGATCTGCATCGTTGCATTCGGCTTGTCGTTTACGTCTTTTGCAAAAAGTCCGATGACTTCCGCAACTCCCAACGGAAGCGATTTGTCTTTTTTGTGAACGAGTGTAAAAAGATCCGGAGTTAGGTCATTCAACGCTAACCGCTTATTCACTTCTCCGATCGTAATCCCTAATTTTTCAGAAATTTTCTTCGCATCCCAGCCGTTTTCTATCATCTTCCCGTATGCTTTCGCCTCATCGGTCGGTAACACATTTCTCCGGTGGTTTTCTGAAAGCTGAGAAGCTAGTCGGTCGTTACTGGAAGCGAATTCTTTTGGAACAATTGGTATTTCGAAATTGGAAGGAAAGTGACCTTCTGCGATCAATTCCTTAACCGCCTCGTATCTGTGGTGACCGGCAACGACCGTCCATTTTCCTTCTTGTTTATCTACTATAATTGGAAATCCGGGATCGTAACCACCGTCTTTGATTTTTAATTTTAAGGAATTGATTTGATTTCGATCGAAATCTTTTTTTGCAGTATATTGTTCAATCGTTCGGATTTGATTGAAAGGAAGTTTTGTCGGAAGTGAACCGCTCTTCGTAGTTCTACTTTCTTTAGAAGGCTTTATAACCCTTAAACGTCTTTTTTTAGCTGTAGGCTTCTCTTCTTTTACCTGCCTTTCTTTTTTGACAGGCTTCCAACCGTCGGCAGTTTTTATTCGTGTCGATCCATCCTTCCAATCTTTCTTCGTTCCTATAGGAGCGGGAGGACGGCCACGTTTCCCTTTCAAAATCAAATTTAACTTTTCAAGTGGCTCGTACACTGCCAGTAACATGGCTTTAAACAAGTCGCTTTCATCTTCGGATAATCCGGATTCTTTTAATTCTCCTCGAAGATCTACATAATCGGAAACAATGTCTAAAATATCTTGGCGCGTATCGGAAATATACGCAAGATCCACAAATTCTTTTGCCCTTGAATCCAAACCTTGACTTAGAAGTGTTTTCTTTATATGATCGATTAATTTTCCATGATCTTTGTCTTCCGGAGAAAGCTTGTAAACCGGGCGATCTGAATATTTCTTAGGACGGATTCTTACCGCCGATTCTTGTTTAAGACTGAAGTGGTTTCCCGATTGTCCTTCCGGTTTTACAAGCCTTGTCGAAACATAGTTTCCGTGTTTTCCATCAACTACGATTTGTTTAGGTATGAGAGCGGCCGTATTCCCTGATTTTTGGACAGAATGTAGATACTCCTCTTCCGGAACAGATCCGCCAACTAAAACAGACCTCAACCGATTTGCTTTTTCGGAAAGCCTCGAAAGATCAATATTCGAGTTTCGAAATTCATAAAGTTTCGATTTTAAAAACTCAAGTTTCGGACTCTTTAATTCCGTTTTGGTATTCTTTGAAAAAAGCCACTCCTTAAATTGAGAAATGGTCAAAAGAACAATCGAACCAAGACCAGTCCAACCCTTCTTGTAGTTTACAAGATATCCTTGTTTTGCGGATTTCTCGTCGTGAAATCCGAACATTACTTTATGCTCGTCGAAAGATCCATCCTTCTTTTTTTGATTCACGACAAAAACAATTTGTGAATCGGGATCCGGACCTACAAATACATCAACGTGATCCCCATCGGCTCCTTGTGTCCTTTTTATATACCCGTAATCAAACTTGATTTGATTTCTCCAGGGTTTACCGCTTTCATCAACTCCAGACCGATATGAACCCTTCCGATTCTCGATTGAAATATCAATCCCTTGAATTCGTACGTGATTTTTTTTGTAGTTGCCTGCTTTCTTTTGAGACGGAGTAGGTTCTGCTTTTAGAACGTTAGAGGATTGTATTTCGAGAATTGATTTTTGAGTCTCATCCTCTTGCTCGGAATCGGAAGGATCTGAAACTTCGACTATTTCGGCTCGGTTTTTTAAATATTGTGAAAGAAACGAAGCGCCAAGAGATTTAAACTCTTTGGAAAGAGCGATCATTCCATCTTGAGAAAGTTCTTTTTCGGAAGACCTGAGAACGGTTATTAAGCCTTTGCGAGACAGGGAATTGATCTCCCCTTCATACCAAGGTTCTTCTTCTCCCATCACCCACTCTTGCCAAAGAGGATTTGTTTTTGTCATAGACAAATGAATCTTGTCCAAAATCGTCTCTGCAATTTCAGAAGTGATATCCTCCTTTGTAAGAATCTCCATTTCTAAAATACCTCGTCTCAACCCACTTTCTTAAATGATTGAATTTTCTCGGTATTTATAGAGTGCTTCTTGGTTTTCTCTTCTTTGGTCCCGGTCGAGTGATTTTACAAATCCGTTCCAACTCCCGGCTTGAATCGTTGCGCCAAAGGGTAAAATCAGAATGACGGGAATATATCCATGCAATGTTTTAAATGGGATTGCGACTTTTCTTTCTAGATTGGATACAAAGTCTTCCGGCTTGTGAGTATCTGCATTGTAGTGTAATACAATAATTTGTCCGACTGGCTCAGTTCTAAACTTAACTTTATTCCACCAGGTAAACCAAGCGAGGGAAAGCATACCAGATAAATATTTCACAAGGATAAGGTGAAGTCTTAGGGTTTGAAGTAGAACAGACGCGCGGTAAGAAAGTATTTTGAAAAGGTCCGTTCTTTCTAAATAGAAAAGAAACTCGCTTAATTTCTTAGTTAAAAAATTTGTTTTAAATGAAAAGAAAAGCCAACCAAAGAAACGATTTTTAAATTCCATATTTATCCCTTGTTTCATCCTAAAATCCGATTACTGCCTTCCGTTGAAATTTGCGAGTGGTTTCATTTTGAAAAGTTTAGGTTTGTCCCGATCCTCTCCACTTCCGCCTTCGATAAATCCCGTGACTCGAAACGTTGGATGATAGTCGTAAATAATAGTGTAGCCCGTTTTCGGTTTATCGGACAACCACTGGATTCTCGAATCTCCAAAGATTAAAAAATCCGTTCCTTCCTTGTGGGTTACGAAACCGTTTATTTCTTTAGAAATAATTCGATCGATTGAGGCAATGGGAGAATAGGAAACGACGTCAAAGGCTTTGTTTTGATAGGCGATAAACTCGGAATGTCTAAGAGTGGAAACAAGAAGTGTGATAATATCACCTTCTCCCATTTTGTAACCCCCTCCCAGAACTCCCATCAGCTCCCCGTCTTGGAACGTGATTTGGCTTCGATCAAAAATTTTTCTCGAATCCGGATCCACTCGATACGTTTTGTACCCTATCTTTACCGGGTTGTAGAAAAGAACTTTAAGTCTGTGTTTACCATTGACTCTTTTCGGAAAAATAACTGAGTTTAAAGTATACCCACTGTATTCTACAGAAACGGGTTTTTCGGTTTCAGAATCAGGGACTTTGAAAACCTCAACGACACCGATGATTGCACCAAATGGAATTTTAGGAAATAAAACGTATTCGTTTTTTCCTTCCGCTTCCACATACATTTCTTCAACGAGTGAAACTTTATATTTGAGAAGTATTGAATTCCAATACTTCAGAGACTCTTCGACTTCGAAGTATTCTTCATGGATACGTTTAATTGTGAGTTCTTTTTGAGTTTCCCGCGAAATTAAAACCGCGCTTTCAATTTTTGTAATCGGTGCGTAGCGTGTGAAAACCTTATTCCCGACTATTTTCCAAGCGGTTTCTTCCTGAATGAGTAAGTCCTCTTGGAATGTTCGAATGAGTCCTTCAAAGCAAAACTTACAATCCGGTAGCCTTTCCTCCGCCGGACAAGGGCAAGAAGAAAGTCTATACCAAAGAGCAGACTCCCCTCTTCTCTCTAAGAGGTCTTCATTCGTTAGGGGAGTAAGAATATTTGGTTTGGTTGTGATTGAAAAAGGTGTAACTCCACCTTGTCCTGATTTCCTCATGCCTTTGAAACTTTGGTCGCTTGCAGGACGAATTCTTCGCGCTTTTTATCGAAACCTTTGCGAAGTGAGAATACTACTTCTATTCCTTCTTTGATTTCAGATTCACTCAAGAAAGAATACTTTGCGTTAAAGAAATATTCTATTCCGTCATTTCCTGTGATAAAGCCGTAACCTCCGCGATTTGAGTCACGATTCCAAGGGATATATTTTCTTATTTTTCCGGTTAAAGTGTGTTTGTAAGTTTCCAATCGATATATTCAGTGAGCCACAAATCCGATTCAGGTTCGTGACAACACGTCGGTTCCTCCCAGACCCCGATTGAATATAGATCACTTTTTCGTATCGGACCAAAATTTCTTTCAAGTCTGATTCTTTCTTCATTGGCCTCTACGTTTTCTTCGTATCTGTCGTCGGTTCGAATCCGTTCTTTTGCGTCTCTGATTTTCCCTTGTCTGAATATTTCGTCGATTTCACTCAAGTCTATATCATCGATTTCGTCTACACTCACCGCTACATATTCATGCGAGCAATTCGGGTGCATAGGACAGCAAAACTGATAATCTTCCAAGTGAAGTAAGGCGTTACTTTTTCCAGGCCAGACAGCGATTGAAGTAACTGGATCGCCGGAAAACTGATCCCCACCCAAATATACGAGTCCTAAAGACTTCATATATTTTTCGTCTTGGAGGCTGTCTAAAGACGGAAATACTCTCGCAATTTGTCCCAGAAACTCCTTACACTTTGAACAAACAATTGGGTTCGAATCCAAGTCAGACACTAGTACTCGCCACCTCCAAATTGAACGTACTGAGCGCCTTTTTTTTCATTTGCGAGCATGAGAAGTTTACCGTTATTAAAATTGATCGAGGCCTCTGTATATGCAAAACGAGTCATGTCCCGATTTAGGTGATTCGTGACTAACTTTTCATACACTCTTTCCCGACGAGATCGTACTGTATCCGAAATCCCATCTTCGAATAAACCCAGAGCTTCTTGAATCTCCGAGTCATCGGGCGAGATCATGAGTGTTCGAATTTCTTCCTCAGTAGCGTTTCGGGCGAGTGCTTCCGCGATTTGACGCCTATACATTTTTGTGATTAATTCATACGCTCGACCGGACCTTTTACCGTTCTTGTCATAGATTGCAAGCCATTCGGCTCCTTTAGCTTGTCCATAAATTAGGGAGTAGGTTTGCTCTCTCGTTAATCCTGTTTCTTCCATGAGAACATCAATATCTCCAAGTTCGGGAAAATTGTAGTCCTTCGCGCGCTCTGAAAATTCTGGAATTGTCATCTCCATAAGTTCATCCGGATCTTCTCCCTCTCCGATCATGTATTGAGCGATGTATCCGAGAATTGTGGACTTATTTCTTTCTTCTTTATAGATTCTGTTCCAGTCTTGGGCTAAAAAATCAAAAATTCCTTGATCGGCTTCTTCTAACTCATCCCGAGAAATGACTCCTTCCGGAAAAACGATCCTACCCGTTTGTTTTAGAAGTTTTGAATAATCCTCTAAAGGGTTAGGAGTGACGTTAATCGTTCTCGGAAAAAAAGTCGGACGAACAAGGAGTTCACCGAAAAACTTCTTTCGCAAGACTCCCATTGCATCGGACCAGAGTGATTTTTGAATATCAAAATGGATTCCCTTCTTTGGATCCCCAAGTAAGGCGTACTGTAGGGAAATAAAATAATAGAGCCAAGCGTATGTAAGTTCCCGCAAGACTCTATATTCTGAAAGAGGCGATTCTCTATTCATAAAGTAAACCCTCTAAAATTAAGAGAGGATTAAATTTTTATTCGATACCCGCTTCTCTGATTAATTTACACGCTTTCCAAAACAGAACGTGAAGCACCGTATCCTTACTTCTTTGATTGTCGAGGGACGAACAGACGCTATCATATAAAACCTGTTTATCTTGGGAGGACAACTTTCCGATCTTTTCGGCAAAATCAGTATCTGAGTCTTCAGTACCGGAAACAAGACCCGCGATTCTAAGTAATCTAAATCCCTTCCAGAATAAAATATGAAGAACAGTGTCTCGGGATTGATTGTTTACCACCGAGGAATTGAGACTATCGAATAGATTTTGCCGATCTTCGGGACCAAGTTCCAGAACTAGGTTTGCTAAAATCACATCTTCGTCCTCTACGGACTCCATTTCTTTTAAATCGTTTCGTTCTATATCTTCAGACGCGGGAGGTAAGGGATGCGGAGCTTGTAGAGAGGTCTCCTCGATAATAGATGAGGTGTTTTCGAATTGATCTTCGACCGCTACCAATTTGGGATCATTGGATACGGATTCATTTTGAGTTGTTTCGTTAGACACTGGATTGATTCCTTTTTTTAGTTTTCCCGATTGTAAAACGTGTCCAGTTTTATCGGGAAGGGAATCCTATTTGGGGGGTTCAAGTTTAATTAAGAAGTTGTGATTAATTCAGTGGCGTGACCGAAAGAAAATCTGGATTGTATTTTATCCGTTAAAAACAATACGCAATGCAAAGGAAAACACGTTGGTTTGTAGACGGGACTTTGAGTCAAAAAGATCTTAAAACCGTTTGTTTCAATCGATAGGAGAAAGTCTTTTTAACCGGTCATTTTCAGAATTCCCTTGAGAATCTTTCTACGAAAAAACTCTAAGGCTGTTATCCGATCCGCGATTTCAAATCGTCTTAAATCTACGGAACATTCTAAAGGTGTTCCGGTATTTGATAAAACGAGAATGATTCCTGAATCGGTTTCAACAAGCATTCTGCCAAATTGGCCTATAGAATAATTCTTTTTTGGCTTACGATAGATCTCCTGGATGATTCCATATTCGTCTTTTTTTGGATATTCATATTCCCCTCGCAAAGACTCGATAAGTTTTACTTTATCTCCGACTTTAAAAACAACTTTCCTATTTAATAGCTCGGAAATATCTTCTATTAAGTCCCTTTCTTTTTGCTGGATAGGGTCGCAAATTTCGCTTTCCGATCTTCTATATCTTTGATCAATCCAGCTATAATCCGCGCTCGTTTACTGAAGTCATAGTCGTCAAAAATCATATCCTTTTTTTATCTTTTTGAAAATTTATTTGGGTCTATCCCAAACAGTCCCAATCTCTTGTTTCGTATATCCGACGCTGTTTTGGGTTTACTTTCTACCTCATTTTTTACAGTAGCATATGATCTTGTTATTATATCTTTTTTTCTTCCGATAACTTTTAAAGCCCAATAGCGCAAGGCATCCATCGCGTGATCGTGATTTTTGATAGGCACCTCTTTCGCGTTTCTCCCGTCCTTTTGAGGTTCCCAAGAATAAATTGAAAATTCTTCGATCGTATGAACACAAGTTCGAAATATCTTTAATTTTACACCCTGGTCTGACTCTAATAATTTTATGAGAGCCTGGATCCCGGTTGAAACGTCTTTATCAGCCGCAAAAGTTACATATCCACATTCCGCCATCGTCGCGCGGTCTTCCGCGTCGTGATCGGCAACGATCCAAAAATTCGGCTTTCTTCTATCTCCTATTAGTTCACAGTGCTTACGAACTGTTTGTTCTGTGAGATAATGTTCATCCGCCAAATACCAGGTTTCGTTTGCTTTATCGAAAAATAACCAAAGGAAAACAAACGGATTTGTATATCCGAAATCCACAGCACCTGCACAGTCCCATGTATCCGGAATTTTGAATGGCTCGACAATTGCCGACTCAAACATCGGATAGACCAGACCTTCAACGTCTATCCAAAGTCCCAGATACAACCGGTCTCTTTCGACTCCTGTTAGTTCCGAGAGCATTTGTTTGTACTCGTCTGTGATAAAAGGATTATCTAGTGGCGTCCAATGACGACGCGCCATTCTGCTAAGTCTTCGGGAGGAAAGAACTTCTCCCGTTTCAGGATCTTGTTTTAATACAAAATACTTGTAAATCCAATGAAACCGATTTCTCGGATTACAATCGACGATCAGTTTGTTTGTGAGTTCTTCCCTTACATAAGAAAGTCTGGTTTTTATTTTTTGAAATGTGGGATAAGAAATTTGTGTAGCTTCGTTTAAAAATATGGTATTGAATTCCGTTCCCATAATCTTCTCAACGCGATCTGAATCATCAAGGCCCGCTCCATAGATTTCAGCTCCGTTTGTGAATGTGATAACATGGTCGCTCTCATTGGTTGTATAATCCCGATCCTTTAAAAATCCCATCTCCTTCAAACACGGAAGAAGGGTCTGTCTCCAAACACTCATCCTTAGATGATTGAGTCTGTATCTGGCTATTAAGTGCCTTGAACCGGCGGAGATCCAAGCGCGAGAAATAATCGCCTTGATTATAAGGTAGGTTTTCCCGCTACGAGCTCCACCGTCGTAGCAAAGTTCTTGGATGGAATGATTTGCCCAATCTTCGTCTAGGGCAAGAGACTGTTTTTCTGAAAAATACTTATCCCTGTGGATCGTCTCCGTCTTGGCTTTTGCTGGATCTATCTTTAGAAGCTTCTTTCTTGCCGACACTAATCGTTTTCCCGCCAATCACCTTCTCGATCGATCCAGGAAGCTCGCCAACTCCGGCGATAATCTGAATGTTGAATTGGCTTTTCTCATCCGGAGATCCGGACTCGTTTCGGATAGTATCAGGTAAACCCAATGATCGGAGTAGTTCCCGGAGGAGCGTATTTCGAGATTTAATCAGATGGGCAAGATCCTCGTTGGAAATTTCAGGATCATAGATTCGTTTTTGGATAAGATCTAAGAGTTCAGTAGATTCGGTATTCATCCGCGCAAGAGCCGTAGAAGCGCTGGAAATCAGGGAAAACTCCATTTTTTCCCTCACTTTTCCTACAATTTCCTCACGATCTGCGTTCCAACCGTTTCTTTGGATTAAGTTGTCGAGCTTCTTGTAATCGATATTATATTTGCGGCAGAGTTCTTCTCTCGAAGTAGCACCTTGAATGTATGCTATCCTAATTTTTTCTTTTATCTTCGCCGGGAGCTTTTCAGATTCAGACGTGCGTTTTGATAACGCATTGTCTTTGCTACCCTTCGTCTTTCGGGCAGGAACTTTCTTTTTAGCTACCATTCAGGGAAAAACTATAACAGAATTCGTTTTATCATAATCACGGTTTCAAGGATAAAATTTAGGTTCATATTGAATGGGAAGAATATTCTAATTTCTTTGAAATACGATACAATCGATCATCGGCCTCCGAACAACTTCTCTCATCCAGATCGATTCCAATAAATTTTCTTCCATTCTTTAACGAAACTTCTCCCACGGCGCCCTCTCCCATAAACGGATCGAGAACTGTACCACCTTCCGGACACCCGGCCAATACACAGATTTCGAATAGACGTTTAGGACCGACGGCAGTATGCCTACCTTTCGAATTCGGGGTAGCTATCTGCCAAACTGACCTCCGTCTTGCAGTGAAATCCTTTGATCGAGCTTTGTTTTGTAAGATTCGTTTTTTGATTTCGGAAGGGCTTTCCGCTTTGTGATCCGAATAGTTTTTTAAACTCATCCCCTCATACTCTCCGTGTTCGTTGGCACCCATTAATTTCAAAATAGCGGGTAGCGCCGTTTCCCCGTGATGAATTCCTCCGAGTGGAACCGCGACTGAGCGAGTATCCATATAATATTTCTCGAGATCCAAAACAAAAAGGAGAGCGTATTCATGAGATTGAGTAAATCTCCTTTTTACGGATTCAGGTTTACACGAACCTATGTTCCCCTCATCTGTTGAAATCGATTTTGCCCATACGATTTCCTGGACAAAGGTATATCCCTCTTCTTCCATCATGTCCACAAATCCGGACGGAATTCGAAGTGCACGGCCATGCTGAAACGAGTCGCCAATATTGACGAAGATGGTCGCTGAGTTTTTAAGTCTTTTCTTTGCCTCTCGAAAAACCAGTCCAAGGCGGAAAAAATATTCCCAAGGTGCGGCCTCTCTTCCAATTTCTAAATCAGTTAAAGAATGTCCTTCGGGCAAATATTTTCGTTTCTGAAAGTAAGGCGGGGACGTTACGATACAGTCGATGCTGTTCTCGTGATCAACTTTCGAAAAAGTCCTTTGTAAAATCCGATCCGATGCTCCGCACGAAATTTTGTAATTCATTTCATTCTATCCTCACAGAGTATTGCAATGTCTTCAAACAAGGCCGTGGAACATTCCCACTTTCCGCCTTCTAGTTCAGCGATATAGGATTGAGAGTATCCGAGAGCTTGCGCGAGTTCAAACTGAGTCATCCGAGCATCTTTTCGTAACTCCCGGATCCTCGAGGCCGTTTCTGAATTCTCAAATTTAAAATTCTTATTAAATGACTTTGACCTGGCCGCGTCCGCCGAATCCCGAATTACGTCCTTAAATTTTCCTTTCCATTCATAATTTAGGTTTTTACCGTTCACTTGGAGAAGGAAGTTGCCGTCTGACAAGTCGGATATACTAACCCGAAGTCCTCGAATTTTTTTCTTTTCCCAAAGTCCTCGTAATTCTTCAAGTGTGACTTCTTTACTGCTACCCGACCGAATTTTCTTTAAATCGGATTTTATAGTGGCAATTGGAATTCCGGTATCGTTTGAGATTATATCTAAACGATTGTTTTTGATTTTGTTCCCTGTGAAAAATTCAGGACAATACACTTGATAGATTCGAACTCTTCCTTGATGTCCGAAATGTCTCCTTTTCGTATTCCGAGAAATGATATATCCGATTTCATTTTTGGGTGAAACGATATAACCGGAAATGAACGTCCATCCAAGAAGCTTGACTGCGTTGACCCGGTTTTCACCGGAGAGACAAATATAGGTATTATTTTCCTCGATATACCTGACGGAAATCGGCTCTTGCAAACCGAACATATCGATGTCGATCGATAAATTTCGAATAAAGGCCTCGGATTTTCGTTCAAAGAGTTCTGAGTTCTTTGGATGAAACTGAATCCGGTCCAGTGGAATTTGTGCGATTGGAGGATTTGCCTCCGATTGCATCGTAAGAATTAAACGGGGTTTGATTTGATCTTGCACACCCCATGCGTATCTTTATAGCCCCGAAAGGGTCCATTCTGGATCCTGGAAGAACAAAAAAATTTTAAGGACTGTCTATTTTTTTGTTTTTAGTTTCTTCTTCTTTTTTTGATTCTCCAAGTCCAGTTCCATTGCGTGTTTTAATCCGCCGTATGGACGGAGTTGTTTTGCTAATTTAGCTTTTTCGATTTGCAGTTTTTTTGTTTGCGAATCAATACTTTGAACCTGTTTCACAATTTTGTGTATGGTCGAAAGTTTCTTTTTATCAAGATCTTTGAGTTGAATCGGAGTCGGTTCATTTCCCGAAAGGATCGCTTTTGCCGCTTTTAGGTAACGCTGGTTAGTCCTCTGAGATCTTCCGAAAGTTTTTGTCAAAACTTCAGACAAAGGAGGCCCTAACTTCTTTCTTTCCTCCGGTGAAATATTCCCACGAAACTCTTTGAGTATTCTTTCCTTTCCAAATTCTTTGATGATTGCTTTTACCGTATCTTCATCGCTCATCGCAAGACCGGAATTATTGACCGAATACATTACATACCGGCGAACATCATCCGTAAGGTCCGAAAGAACCATTTTTGCTAAAATCGTCGGATGATTTGCCTTTTTGTTGCCCTTTGATCGACGGTCTCCGTTTAAGAGCCAATATTTCCCGTTTTTTGTTGGGTGTTTTACGACAATTATGGCTTCTGTAACCCCGTTATTTTTGATATTCTCGTTGAATGCGTCTTCTTCCTCTTTGGGAACTTCTCGGGATATCAAATTTGGATGTTTTATAAGATCAGATTGTTTAATTTGAAAGGAGTCTGAGTAGTCTATTTTCATACGGACTAAATTTCTGGTTCCGGATAAAATTTAGTAAAGTCATTTTTCTTTCCAAAACCTCAGAGTTACAAGACTTAGAAAAGCCTCGGACCGATTCTTTTTTCCGCCTCATCCGCAAATTTTGGGACGATTTCTATCCCTGTAAATTCGCAACCTAAATCCAAAGCCACGATTCCCGTAGTTCCCGATCCAAAAAATGGATCACAAACACGCGGCGGTACGGGGTCGTATGAATGTTCACAAGATGAGACAGACTTTTCTTTGTATTGGCTCCCACAAATTTTGCAAACACCGATTCTACTCGTTCCAGCTTTGATACAACTTGAGATTAATTCCCGAGGAAAAGTCGCGGTATGTGAGGTTTTGGATGGTGCGGTCGTAACGGTCCAAACCGATCTTTTATTCCGGCGCGCCCGATAAACGCGAGCGGACGTCCCCCTTTTGCTGTGAAACACAGTTCTACCTTGATTTGCAATTTCTAAAGCATTGGAGCGAAAACTTTTGTGACCCGGTATCAAACTTACTGCCGGTTCTGAAATTGCATCCGCATCGAAATAATAACTGGATTCTTTAGTCAGAAGAAATATGTATTCATGTGCTGTTGTACATCTGTCTTTCACAGGTGAAGGCATTGGATTTGGTTTATTCCAAATAATATCCTGCCTGAGATACCAACCGTCTTCTTGTAAGGCAAATGCGACTCGCCAAGGTATCCCTATCAAATCTTTTTTCTTAAGTCCCGCAACCCTTGTCGCCAAATTAAATGACGACTGGTTCATCGAACCTTTTTTACTCTGGGTGATAGAAGAACTTATTTGATTCGGTCCATTTTCCTTCTTGCTTCCAGAATTATAAGAATCCCCAAGGTTTACCCAGGCCGTACCTTCCGGATGCAAAACTCGTCTGATTTCTCGAAAGACTTCGACCAGTCGATTCAGATATTCTCCGGGAGCATCTTCCAGTCCGATCTGTCCCGGATGGCCATAGTCACGTAAGCGAAAGTAAGGAGGCGAGCAAACGACGACATGAAAATAATTCGATGGGAATGTGCGAAGATGTTCTAAAGCATCTCCAATGAAAATTTGGTTTCTTAAATTTTGTTCCATCCTGACTGGACCTTCTTTGGCAAATCAGAATGTAAATTACACTACTTTATCGGAGAAGACTCCCTTAAGGATCAATTACAAGCAAAGGAAGCACAAGTCTCCGATTCGAGCAAAATCGTTCTTCATCAAGGAAATATGAAATTTGATGATATTGTAACCACAAAGGGGAAGATCGGAAATAAAATCCTTAATCCTGTCTTTGATATCCGAAAGCTTTGGAGCGTTTGCACTCTTTCATCCGTAATCCCGTGAATCTTTGTTGCCTACTGTGAAATCGGCGTTTCAGGGTTTATGAGAGAACTAAAAAGATTTGAAATCCAAAATTGTAGGCCCCCAAATCAAATGGATCAATCCGGTTTCGATAGATTTTAACCCATGGGCCCAAGATCCAGAAAGATTATACGAAATTCTTCTCTCATTTTGGAAAAATATTTTCTTACGCATCGATTAAAATTCCGTTTCGCCAGATTTTTGTTTTACTCGGTCGATTTTTCCGGTGGATTCCGTATTCGTATCGCTGGACCGAATACTCAACTCCTTCGGGTGCGATTCCTTGAAGTTCAGTAGCCGTCGAGATCGCTTTCTCCATTCCTTCTGGTCCTTCAAAACACTGCCCTATCGCTCCCCATAGCCGGGGAGTATTGGTAGTTGGCGGCAAGTGTTGGTAAATATGAAACTCTTCCTTTAAAATCCGGTTCATTACTTCACCAAAGCCAATCTGGCGCCCGTCGGGTATTCATGGCCGCCTCCTGGCCCCCTCTCATCCGATTTTGAAAATTCCTCATTTGAAGGCGGAGCAAGTAAGGGTAAAACGACACGTGTCGTTTTACTTTCGATTCCGGTTCCAGATTTTTCTAAACAATCCGATTCATCCTCTTTTGCAGCTCCCCGAGTTAATTCTTTCCTTATTTCGAATTCTGAATTTCGAAACTTGGGTGGAGCGCATTCCCTAAAGTATTTTTCATAGATAATCTTCTTTCCGTCCACATACGTCGCTGGATCCCTATTTTGTTTGTAGAAGTTGATCAATGAATTATGAAGATTTCTCTCTGCCCACTGCAAAAAACATTCATGCCTAGTTTTAGGCTCCGGTTTATCCGGATCGATAAAACACTCGGAAGGCCTTCGTAGCGGGATGTCTTTTTTATTTGGCGCAGTTTCATTTTTTCTTTTTGGATATCTTTCTTTTGAAACTTGTCTTCTTTGATCCTGAGGAAATAACCGCGCCCAAAATTTAGAAAGGGTCTCCGGACTCACTGCCTGCTTTGCCCAAAAATTCCCGTCTTCGCTTCTAAGTTGTATTAGGATTTGAATTTTGAAATGAACCTGGCTCCAATCTCCGTTTGTAGTCTTGTATATCCATTGCAAACTCTTGAGTTCGGAAATCGGCTCCCCCATAGACATTCCATGTTCCTGGCTGTACACCCTTTGGAAGGATTCAAGCCAAAGAGCCGGGAAGTTCCAGGGTGTGTGTTTTTCATTTGGACTGTTTACGTTTTTATGAAGACGTTCTGCCAAGTCCTTCTCTCTAGAAGTATTTGAGTTTTGGTTTTTTAGGATTTGGTCCATTAGTACTTTGTTTTTAGTACTTAGTAAGGGCTGTTTTACCGAAGCCGGGCTTTCCACTTCTGGGAAAACCGGTGCCGGATCCACCGGGACTGGAAAAACCGTTCCTGGTGATTTCGGTTCCGGCTCTTCCGGTCTGTCAAATAATCCAGGCCCTAAGTCGGCCTTCGATTTAACCTTTTTGTTACTTTCCTTAGCCGTCAAAACGTACGGTTTCTTGGAAGTCTCAAAAAAATACCAGGCTTGTGTGATTCTTCCGGTTTGTGGATCCCTTTCACGGCTTAGCTCAGCGTAACCAAAATGCTCAAGCTCCCGGAGTCCGGCGATCGTACTTTCTCTTTTGTCCGAAGCATGAGTTTGCAACTCCTCGCTATTTACAGACCAGTCGGGAGGAAGTTGTAAAATAAAGATTAAAAGGCCACGGGCCTTCCAGCTTAGGCGATGATCTCGAATCCATATATTCGAAGAAATTGTAAAGTCCTGTTTGATTTCTTTAGTATGAAATATCCTTTGTTTTTTTGAAAAGAGAATCATACACTTGCGCTTTTCTCGTTTCGAAATAAATCGGATACCACTTCAAAACACGAAAACGGAGCTTGGATTCCCAAATCTGTTCTCAAATCCCAGGCAACCGAGAGAGCCGCCAATATCTCACGGAACCGCTCCATTGAATCCGTGAAGTAGAAAAGAAATCCTCTATCCCTAAAGATTGCCACCTCCCCTATTTCAACCGTAAGTCCCGTAATCCGAGAACTCTTATACGTAGAAGATTCCAGTGGACTTTTCAGGAAACGATACTCAGTGAGGAGTTTTTCAATAGGGGAAGAATCCGGCAGGGAGATTGCACTCGAAACGGAAAGAGAAGAATTCGGAGAAAGCAAATTTTCCAAGAGTTGATTCCTTTATTGAATTTTTCAGCAATTCTATTGAATTTTAAAAGAAAATACTCAATCAATGACGATTTTGTTTTCTTTTGTGATGCACGTCAAATAAAATATCACAAAAGCATCGATTTTTCAACACCCGGAAAAAGACTTTCGTTATGCGATTCAAAATATCCCGGTTAACGTGAGTTCGATGTAAGAATATTTGATTCATTTTTCTGAAAAAAGCCGAACTTGGACTTTGTAAATCTATTCTTAAAATGCGGGAACTACCGTAAGTCACGATTTTGCGAACAAATTCTAAAATTGTTAGGAATTTCTCTCCTTTAGAATTTAGAAAATTCTTTCTCATTCTTAACCGCCGAACTCACGTTATTTAAGCTTTTCAGGATATTCTGATCGGTTCGTTTTTTGGAAGGATGAACACCCTACCCCGCCAACCAAGAAAATCCCGCAAAAAACAATCAGTGTAGCTTCCATTTCCTTTCCGGGCTACGACCCTCTCTTAAATAACGATCTGCCGGAATTCAAGTGGGAGTCCCCGCAAAAGCTACCCTTTACCGGTAAATCCAAACGTTTTTTTTAAAGGATTTTTCTTTGTATGAGTGTACCATTTTTAGATTTTGAGACCGGCTCTTAGTATTATGTCCCTTAAAAAATATTCAGTTAGTACCTTTTCGATCCCTTGACTCCTGCTAAGCATCCTTTTTGAAAGGAAATACTTTATAACGCCTTCTTAAATATCAGTTCAAAACCAGTTCCGTAATATTTTGATTCAATTGAAATATATTTAGCTTATAGTTTTTTTGTTTAATTTTAGTTATTTTATTAACTGTTCAAAAGCTTAAATATTTAGATTTAGCCACCTATTGAAAACTTAATCTTTCATCATATTCAAATGGGAATGCGCATTCCCATTTGAAATGGAAAAATATTCCTAAAATTTTCCAGTTTTTTATTTTTGCGCTTTCTCAAATTTCTTCGTTTTTTACTCTTTCTAATTGATGAAAATTATACCAATTTGTTCGGGGAAAGGTGGTGTGGGCAAAACCACAAATACTATATACTTAGGGCAAACCCTATCTCATCTAGGAAACAAAGTTCTGGCCATTGACTTTGATTTCAATCGAAGTCTCAGCAAATTCATGTTCTCTCATTTCAAAATAGACGAGCGGGAGGCCATTTACAAAAACTCCTTCAATATGCTTATGGATGCTGAAAGTTACGAAAATTACATTTTCAAAACTGGACATGGAATCGACTTTATTCCTGCCGTCGAAAGACTTAAAAAAGTTGATTTAGAATTTTATGACGACCCAAGACTTAAATTCAGATTTGAAAAATTGCTAAGGAAATTAGACTACGATTTTATCCTATTAGATCTCCATAACGTCGTAAACGTAGTTCTATTAGCTGCCCTTCATAGCGCAGATCACGTAATTTCTCCCATCGAATATGGAGCATGGAGTTTTGACGGCACAGATGACATGCTAAAAATTTTCAAAGAAACAGAAGCAGCTTTAAAGAAAAAAATCAACTTCACCGTGGTTCCCTCAAGAATCCCTAAAAATAAAATAGAGGAGCTAATTGAAGTTTGCGAATATAACGGATTAAACGTTAGTAAATTTGCGAATATTAATGACAACACCGTCCATACAGCGTCAAATTTAGGTGAATTTTTAAACCCGAAAAAACACTCTGCATTTAATCGTTTTTTAATTTTAGCTAACGAGGTTTCCAATGGCAGAAAAAAATAAACTAAGCAGAAGAGAACTAGTTAAAGCATCCTTAAAAAAGAATAAGGATGTAGAACAGTTAACGAACCCTTTAACAAATAATGATGTTAAGTCAATTGACCCGCAGCTTGAAAAACTTAGAGATTTTTTTAAATCATTGCTTAACGCTCACAGAAGGACCATTTCCGCATCAATTGAATTTGGCGAACAATTATATAACACTAAAATTTCCATTGGTCACGGAGGTTTCATTGATTATATCGAAAAAAATAAGGCCTACTTAGGTTTCGATAGACGTGCCGCAAGTAATTATTTAAGAATTTATCAATTTCAGCAATTTATCAGCAAAGATGCTAAGACTATTCAGGAAGCGATTAATGATATCAGGATAGCCACAAAAGGATTACCGGACCCAGATGTAGAAAAGCGACTTGAAAAAGAAGTAAATCCACTTGAATATAATTATACGAAAGCAAAGAAGCTATATCATTTATTCAAAAAGAAAAGCAAAGGAAAAAAAGGCCTGAAGAAGCCTGTTGCAGACTACATTAGAAGATTTATTGAAGAGGAAATTGAAAAAGAAAATAATAAACATACTAAAATCATTTCTAATCTTCAAAATGATTTAAAACTTTTTCTGTAATTCAAATGGGAACGCATATTCCCATTTGAATCGCAACATTTCAGATCATCCTCCAGTTAAAATTATTTTTAATATTTTTCCAAAAAAGAGTACCAAAAAAAAGTACATGGTTTATAGTCGTACGTAATCTCCTTACGAGATTCGTTTTCAGAAAGAGCCTGCGAAGTGGTGAGATACTTCGCAGGCATTCCTACCTTTTTTTACTTAAAGTGACATAATTTTACTTGACTATCGTTTAGTACCATATTCTAGTCCGAATTTGAAATAGCTTTAGGAGACATAACTAAAGCGCGGCTGATCTCACATTTTGCCGTCTGAAAACGAATCGAGGACCATCCAAAAGGCTCTACGCCTAACTATGCTCCCCGTTTCTGAATAGAGTAGGGTAATTTAAACTTTTACCATGCTGCGCCCGAATTATGTCCGCATAGGTAAAATTGAGCGTGAATATGGAAACATATCAAAGACCAACTCAGGGAAAATACCGCCCTGGGCCTATTGATGTATTGAAAATGGCAAGAAGTAAAAAGGATCTTCTTTCGAAGATTGCAGAATTGGATATAAATGGAAGAAGTCAGTACGGCGGCTGTATAACGAAAAATAAAAAACTAGGTATGTATGTAGATCTGGCTGAAACGACCGTATCCAAATATATTCGAGAGTTTCGAAAAGAAAAGCTCGTTCACCAAACTTCTTTTCATGGAAGCTATCGAACTTTACGTATATCAGATGAATTGTATTTCGCAATTATTGAAGAGAGAACACGGAATATAGAACTTGCGAAATCAAGAAAAGAAGTGTACAGAAATCCTAGTCTCGATCAAAAGCCTAGCGCAGACGGTCACTTAACCCAAAGACAAAGGTACGGGGCAGACCCGTACAATAATCCGCCTCCTAGTCGTACTTCCCTAGAGACTTCTGTACCAACTTATGTACCTGCTATTTTTGATGAAACTGGAATTGAATGGGGAAAGTTCTTAAACTATGCAGACGAGGTTCTTTCTAAAAGTAGTAGGGGAGTTTTGCACAAGTTAAAAGTAAAATCAGACGGCAAAACTTTGAACTTATTGGATGAAGTATCTGATTCACTCTTACGTGTGATTTCAAAGTATTTCCAAGAGCAATTAAAATTGCCACTTATTGTTCAAATCCAGAAAATCAAATTTAAAGAAGAAAAATCGGAGAATTCAAGTTCCGAAACAAATCAGACAAACGTTGAATTAGTTTGTGAGCAAACGCAGTTAGAAGGAGAAATCGTTAAAAATACGGTCGGCACAAAACCAAAATTTAATCCAGAAATTCAATATGAGTATTTTCACAATATTAGATTTAGAGACGAGTCAATTCGGGGATTCTTGGACTACTCTTCCTTAAAACTAAATCGCCCGGATTTGGAAATACTTAGAAACGTAAGAATCCATTATAATTTTGAGAAGATAACATTTTTTGATCCGATTCCCGAAAAACTTAAAAACCATATAAGAGAATACTTTTACCATAAAACAAAATCAGTGATAGCGCCCGTGTTTATGGAGAATCGAATACATTTTCACTCGGCGGCTTGACCTATTCTTCGTCTTTTGTTCGAAGTTGATGCCTCCTCGAACAAGAAGTCTAATAAGTAAATGAGAATAACAATGTTTACGAATATTTTCGGATAGGATAAGGAAATATGTGGTTTTGAAAAGTATTGTTACCAAAAGGGAAGGGGATGCCAATGGTTTCGGTTTCGAATACAGTGGAGTTGGATTTTATCCGACTAAAAAACGGCCCGTCGGATATATAGTTTAGCGCTATGCGGATGTATTTTTGAAAATTTCTCCAATTCATTTCTTTCTCCAAATCAAAAAATTCATGATTAGATTTAAAAGAGAAATGCCCCCGATAAACATGAATGCAAATTGATAGATTCGGTCTTTTGAAGAATCATTTTCTACGTTATTTGTCTTTATTTGCGAAAGAATCGAATTGAGTTCTTCCCTAATATTTTGTACCGACCGATAGATTTCAGAATCTAATAGAATCACGGTATTAGGAGGGCCTAAAGATTTTCCGAAAGAAGTTTGCCCAAAACGAGTTTTATTCGGCATTTTTCGCAAATTTTCCATTTCTGCTTTCAATTCCTGGTTTAGAGGCCATTTTAGATACGCTTTTTGAAAAAACTGTTTCGCTCGGTCGTAATTCCCGCGTTTCCTTTCTTCTCTGGCAATTCCAATCCAGGCTCTTGTCAGAATAAACTCCGCTTTAGGGTCCGAAGGATTATTTGTGAGAAGTGAGATTGCAAGATTCTCGGCTTTGGTATATTGACTTTCTTCAAGAAGCCTTTCGCCATCTTCATGACTTCCCGCCATAACGTTTTCTTCTGAAAGTAAGCCAAAAGAAAGAATGAATAAAAATAGGGATAGCTTTTGTAAAGAAATCATATTCATTTACCTGTCGATTCGAATTGCCTTGTGACCGTAACGAGCTCTCGGCATCTTTTGAGAATCAAGAGTCCAAATACTTGCAATCGGATTTTGAAGACCGATGGAATTTATTCCGGATCAGTAGAGTGGGGCATGTCATTGGAAATCCGATGAGCCTGATAAACTTTCGAACGAAAAGCCTAAACTATTAAAAGCTATTACTTTATTTCTTATGGAAGAGTTTCAGTATCCAACTGAACAAATTACAAATGAATTTGGTTTGTATTCGAAAGAAGCCCCGCTAATTTATTTAGGAAAGGCTTTATTGAAGTCAATTAAGAATAGTTGAAATTTTACATGGCTATCTGTGCATAAATCAACGACGAAAACCTAACTTTAAAAGAATGAAGCACTGTAAAAGAATAGAAACTGAGATCAAAGTTAACGTTAGGTAGAATGAGTTTGATTTCTCTTGCGAAAGATGAATTTCATATCGGATTTGTTTTAGTGTTTCATTCATTTCTTGAAATGGAATGTTTAAGCTACCATTTTCACTCGACGAAGAGCCGAGCCCGGAATGTCGAGTTTTAAAAATCGATAAGGATGCAACATGGTCCACAAGTTTCTTATCTTTTAGTTCCATATATCTGGCGCGAAGAGAGGGGTTATTCGGCCAATTGGAGAAGGCCTTCTCGTAATAAGAAAACGCAGTTTTGAATTTACGATCCTTGTATTTTTGATCAGCGACTTTAATCCAAACTTCGGTTTGATAAAGTTGAAGAGTCACATCATTTGGATTGATTTTTATCCATTCATCAAGAAGCGACTGAGCCTCCACAACACGATTTGAATCGATAAAGTCTTTGATCTGCCGGTAAGAATTATTCTCATCCGCATTTTGCGAATAGATAGAAGCAGCGAATAGGAGTGAAAGTAAAATTGAACCTGCGATTTTTCTCATCTTCATCTACTCAAAATCACTGCTTTGTGACCGTATCGAGCTACGGGTAAAGTAATTGTTTCCGTTCTCCACGGAGTCGTTGTAGGGTTTCCTAAATCCATTGAGTAAACCTTATCCTGCGGAACGTTAGTGAGATTGGCTCCACCGAAGAGAAACGCTCTTCTGAGTTCGTAGGACACTTCCATTGCAGGATAATAAAGAGCAGTTGGTAAAATTCCGCCTGCTGTATAATTGGAAGTAGTCGCTAAACTGTAATCAAACGTATTAGAAGACGTAACTGAAGTAGGGGGTTGGAACACATCGGCGGTTGTCGATCCGCCTGCAATTAAGATGGCGGCTGGGTCAGCAGGGTAGGTGTCCTTTGAATTTGGGCGATAACAAGCCATTGCAGCTCCATACTTCGCCTGGCTGATAGTCGCTTCGACAAGGGAGGTAGTCGTATTTCCACTTGGAATATAAGCATCTGAAGTGTTAAACGGAAGACCGTCTGTGTTTCGTCTTCCGCCGGAAAAAAACAAGGTATCGTGAATCGCACAACCAGGCATATCCACTCTTTGAAAAATCGCACTGTTTGAAACATACTTCAACCAAGTTCCATTGGTTCCTAAAGAAGGAGTAAACTTGTAAACCGTATTTGCGAGGGTGCCAGTTGTCATATCTGCTGAAGTTGTTCCGGATATAATATAGATATCGTTTCCAGATGAAAAAGCGATTCCGCCCTGATGAGTGTCTGGCATTGGAGAAAGGATCTTCCAGACGTTATTGAAGGGATCGTATTCGTTGACGGTATTGACCGCCGTGAAAGCTATGCCTGATTTTACCAAGCCGCCCATAACGTAGATCTTATTCTGATGAGAAACAATATTGGAATACGCTCTTGGAGTAGGGACACTTGTAATCGCTGTTAACCATTGGTTTGTTACGGGATCATACAAATCTACTTGTGCGATCGGAGAAATTCCAGCTCCAAGTCCGCCGATAATCCAAATACCTCGGGTCTTTTGTGGCTGATCACTTACAAGAGTCTGAAAGGTGAGAAGTAATGGATTTGGAGGGGATTGTAAATCTCCACAAAAAGCTGAATAGAAGTAATTCGTCTGAGTTTCAAGGTTATTGATTACTACAATGTGGTCCTTCGAGTTCGTAATACTTGGCATAATTCCTTCGATACTTCCTTTGCCGTAAGCAACTGCGGCAGAGGATTTAGCCTTACATTTAAAGATGAACGTTGCACTTGTTGCTCCAGGGATAACGAGAGGAAAGCCGTCGAGTTTATGAGTATCCAAATTGGAACCGTCGATAAGGGGAGAATTCCCACAGTTAACAAAAGTTAGAAAGATGAGAAGGGAAAAAATAGATTTCATTCAATAGTTCCAGATTTGATATGTGTATATTAATATTTTATTATGAATAGGTTGTAATCAAGGCCGGGTTTCCCCGTAAAAGTCTCATTATTTAACGAACTCTCGGTAAATCCAGTTAGGTATGGATGTCCTTGTTGATCAATCGTGATTGAAGACGCTTCGCAATTGAAACCTTTAAGGCCCGTAATCGATGTCCAAATTTTATTTCCATTTAAGTCATATTTTGAAATAAACACATTGTGCCTCGAATTGCTTGGATCGGAATGGGTTTGTTTATCTAGATTTCCAGTAGTGTAACCCGTAATATAGAGGCTTTGATTCTTATCAAAAACAATTCCTGTTCCTACTGCATTTTTGCTTGAAAATTCAAAAATCGATCCTGTAAATCCTAACTGTCTGGTCCAAATGCGATTTCCATTGCTATCAAATTTAATTACGAGTAGATCTCTTGTGTTGTTTCCTGATTGCATTTGGTCGTCAATATTTCCATTTGTGGATCCGGTAATATAAATGTTTCCTTGACCGTCTAACGTTACTCCGTTGGATTTGGTATCTTTCCCGGAGGTTCCGGTCAATTTCGTCCATATCCGATTTCCGCTACTATCAAATTGAATGAGAAAAGAATCGTTAGCTCCGGAAACGGGAATGCCATCCATAGTAGTCATATTAAAAGTGGTGCCGACTAAATAGATCTTTCCATTAGAGTTATCGTATGTAATTCCAGAAGGAGATGGGCCGGCGTATAATTTAGTCCACTGTTTTGCTCCAGCAGAATTATACTTTACTATAAAATAGCCGGTTCCTCCTCCGCCAAAGGTTTGTCCATCAAGGCCGCTTGCAGAGTTTCCGGTAACAAAAATATTGCCAGTAGAGTCGGTTGCAACGCTTGTAGCACCAGTATTGCCACCTGCCGCAATACCCAATAATCTGGTCCATTGCTTATTGCCATTCGAATCATATTTTACTATAAACAGATCTGAATCAATAAAGTCGGGAGTTCCGTCAAACGCCTCTCCGTCCAAAGCTCCGTTTGTGGTTCCAACGGAATAAATATTTCCAGATAAATCAGATGCAATAGCGTAGGCGGTCGTTTGGTCGCCGGCAACACCCATTAATCGAGTCCATTGTTTCGAACCGGATGAATTGTATTTTGTTACGAAAAGGTCGTAAAATCCAGTGAGGGCCTGGCCGTCGAAATTGCCGGAAGCTTGTCCTGTCGCATAAACATTATTATTTTGATCGGATGCAATTGAATTTGTCTTTAGAAGTCCTGAATTTTGTCCAAGTAATCGAGTCCATTCTGCTTTTGGTCCGGGTGTCGTTATGTCGGAGAACAATTGAAGTAAGGAGAGGATTACCAGATCATCCATTCCTTTTTTTTCATGCTTACAAGTAAAGATAGTCCCCGTCAAGAAGAGGATAAAAAAAGAATTCTTGAATATTCTTAGCATACGTTTCATGTTTTTTCTCCCAAATTTTGTATAAAAGATAAAGTAGTTCATAGTATCAGCAATGCACCTAACTCAAGACCTACGTTACATACTTGACCACCTGATTCAAAGATGCACGTAGAGCGAATACCGGTTCGAAAAACAACGGATTTGTACTGAAGTCCTTGCCAGCCGAATTCTAAATAAGTTGCAGGATTGGTCCCGGAAAACCTTTGATTGTTTCCGGAATACTGAACCGTAGAAGAACCGATTCCGACGTTTGTATAAAAATCCAAAAGTAGACTTTCGCCGATTCGAAACGAGCGATTGAAGTAGAAAAATTGGTTTAAGAAAGAGTAATGCGATGAACCGGAGTTTGATTCTTGGTATTCCAACCTGAGTCCGGGACGAAATCTCGCGATTTCAAAGAACGCAGGTTCCAAATAAATTCCAGCACCAAATGTAGAAGGATTGGAAACGCCAAGGGGAACTCCGTTTGCTAAGGCGGAAAGGGAAAATCCAAATTTGTGATTCCAATTCTTTTCTCCGGCACTGAGATACTTGGGATTTAAATTCGGATTCGTAATTTCAGGCGCATCGGAAGAACGAATCTTGTTTTTATCTAAATGGATAAAGCCGAGATCGGTTTTGATCATGACTTCTTTTTCAGAATCTTCAGCCACGATTCCCTTGATCATACTTCCGTCTTTCAATTGAAAGGAAGTGTAGTGATAAGAAGTATCCGATCCGTTTTTTGATAAGTCGATAGAAGCTATATCTTTTCTTGGGATTTCGTAATTCTTCTCTTTCCATTGAAATCTTACTCGAATGTCGGATTCTTCCTGAATCTTTCCAATGAAGGCAGAACCATCTTTCATTACGATTTCGGCGGAGAATAGGGGAAATGAACTGAAAATCAACAGGAATAAGAATACGAAAGAGCAAGAAGCGGAAGGAAATTGAAGTTTTAGCATGATTGGGAGTTTTGAAAAAGAATTATATGTCTCAGAATGAATATTTTAATTTCAAATTATAAAGAAAGTAGTCGATCTGCGATTAAATTGATTACTTAAAACAAAAATGCGCCTAAGTTTTTAAAGTCAAGAGAATTTGAGTTAAATAAATTAAATAAAAGTTTTAAATGATAAAATAATATTTCTTTATGATTAAATAGTGGATAAGTATGTCAAAAAATTCATTGACTTACGTTGTCTTGAAAGGTCCATCTGTCATTCATCTGGAACTTTTATGGGAATGAAATAGAAACATGAAATTGAATCTCCAAACTAGGAATCATAAATTTGCCGTTAGATACGCTCTTATCCTTTTAATCGCTTTTTCAAGTATCGCCGCTTTTCCGTTCTTACGGATGTTTTCACTGAGTGTGCCAAGTTCGGAGACGGGGATTCCGCAGCCGCTTCCAGATATAACGGTCGATTCATTGGGAGCGGCTAACGCGTCCGTTCCGATTCAAGTTCCTAAAGGAACAAAAGGGATTACACCTTCCTTAGAACTTCAATATAGTTCCTTACAGAATGATGGGCTTGTAGGAGGAGGTTGGGATCTTTCAGGAATCATGACAATTTCTCTCGATTCGTCGGAAGGGATTCACAATGACTCAAGTGATTCCTACATTAGCTTTGCCGGGAAGTTAGTGAAAACCTCTCCCGGTATTTATCATACGAAGATAGAATCTTTTTTTCAATTTAAGAAACTCGCAGATTCTTGGGTCGTTCAAGATCGTAATGGCGTAACTTATTATTTTGGTGAGGACGCTTCTACAGAAAATACGAATTCGAATGCGACCATTCGAAACTTGAGTGGAAATTCGCGGATATGGGCTCTCAATAGGGTAAGAGATCTGAATGGGAATGGGTATATAATTAAATATCAACCTTATAGTTCGGTGAATGGAATTCCGATTCCGGATCGAATCGAATACAATCAAGGAAATACGGTAATTTTATTTGGGATTGAAGATCGCACTGACGCTATCGAAACCGCTTTTTTAAACATTCAAGCTAAGTTAACAAAACGGATTCGTTCGATTTCCGTTCATCAAAAACAAGATGATGGCAGTACTGTCGAATCTGAAAAATATACTCTCAACTATAGCAATAACTTATTTGATAAGAAAGATAGATTTACTGGTTTGGATCGTAAAAATTTCGGACCGGTATCCTTTAATTACAATAACAGTTCACCTGTTGGATCCGGCTCTACATTGAAATCGTCTCCTACTTCGATCGACATGAGTTATCGTTTTGAGAATACCGCAATAAAATCCGATTGTGATTTTACGGCCGCGGTTTGCGCATGTTCTGCAAATCCTGCTTGTATGGCATTGTCCGGTGGGTTCGCCGGTTATGTTTGTATCGGCTTCGTGAATGCTTTTGGCGATATGTGCTCGAATGGAATTGTAGGCTCTCAAACCTTTCTGGCGACCTTACAAACTAACAAAGCTCCGGAGCCGGTTTGGGTTTCGGGAGCAAAAGGGAATAATACACTCCGTCGATATTCCAGTTCGAGCCCAGGTACTGAGATTCCAATAGGTTCGCAATCATTTAACCTGAATGAAAAATCAAAAGTTTTGCAAGGAGATATCGATGGTGACACGCTCTCGGATTTTATCGTATTAGAAAATAATAATGTTTTGATCAGTTTAAAATTAGGTAAAAATAGTGATTTTAGTGATATTGGAATCCCAGCAATTTTGAATTCAAATCCGAATTCGTATCAAGGTTTAGTGGATTTAACAGCTGATGGAAAAGCCGAATTCATTCAGACGGACTCATCAAATAATTTTTTAGTTTATATTGCTTCCGGTGGAAGTTTAAATACAAACCCGATAACGTTGAGTATTCCCGGTATCGGATCCTCCTTTCGTCAGTTTGTAGATATGGATTCCGATGGAATTGCGGACTATGTGAGGATGACTGACAATCCGGATGGGAGTAAAAATTTAAATATTTCTTTTCTAAGCTATAATTCCGGAACGATCTCTGTCAGATCAAATACTTCCAGCTATATCGGAGTTCCGGGAACAGAGGGAGATCGTTTTCTCGCAGATTCTAATGGGGATGGATATTTAGATCTTGTTACTTTTTCCGGCGATACGTTATTCGTATATCTATCCGATGGGCATAGTGTAAGGTCGCCTTTAAGTTTTCCGGTTAGTCACGCGACCCCGTATATGGAAGTTATAAACGGCGGGGCAAATAGTAAACGTTACTCGATGCGAGATATGAATTGGGATGGGATTGCGGATAGAATTTCGTTGACTACCGATGGTTTTCAGATCGATCTTTTCAATCCGAATACCGGCTCATTTGATTCGAGTTTTCAGGTTTCCAATAACGGAGCCGTTGTTTCTCAATTTGATGTGAATTGGGATGGGAATATGGACTCCATTTCTTTTTACACATTCTTTTTCAATGGGACCGGGTTTCATGTTAAGAATGGAACGGACGATAGCAATACGGACGTAGTTTTCGATCACAATGAAACGCTTCCCGTGCCCGTGGACCCCGCTCTTTATACCGTTGATCGAAACTTTATGTACAGTAATTTTGTGAACACCAAATCCTTAGCGGATGTCGATGGAGACGGTAAGGCGGATTTCATTCGCTTTTCGAATGGCGTCATTTATGTTTCTTTTTCTCGAAGTAAAAACAATAGTCTATTTTACTCAAATGCCGGCGATTCAAGTTTTCCAGCTTCGTCCTTTTCCGTTGCAGTGGACACAAATCAGGATGGGCGCGCAGATTTCATAGGATTTCGCGCTCCTATGAAAGACTTGGTAGTTCCGACTTTATTTAACAATTTTGCCTCTTTTGAAAGAAATACAACGGCTCATGACAATGCGGTGAATATCGATTATATAGAACCTGTGTTCTCCAGACAAATTTCACAGGGCCTCTTAACCGATATATCGGGAGCACAAGAAAAGGGGATTCAGATTAGTTACGCAAATACTTATGATTCAACGAATCCAAGTGTAATCAATGCGATTAATTTCGGAACCCCGGGAGCGTTTTTAAAACCGAATTTAAATCCCTATTCTGTGGCGACGAATGTCTATTCTCAAGTTGCCAATGGATATGGGGAATCCGAATCTTATATCTATGAAAATGGAAGAATCTATATCCAGGATCAGGATAACCGTGCTTTAATGGGATTTGCAAAAATCACAACTGCGAATAGTAAGACCGGAGAGAAAACGATTTCCTATTATCAAGGAACGAACCCGAATTTCGCAAATTTAGAAACCAAACGGGATGAATATCTCAATAACAATTTAATGTCGACGACGACGTCTACATTTGTCTCAGTTGCAAGTCCATTTGGAACGTTGAATGTTCGTAAATCGCAGGATGTAACTACTCAATATCAAGATGGCGCCATTCTCACTTCTTCGCAAGCCGATTATACGTATGATGTCTACGAAAACATTCTTTCAAAAGTGACACAGATCAATTCGAATCCATCTCTAACTCTAAGAGAGGATACAATTTATAATCCATCGCTTTCAGACTGGGTCTTGTCCGAATTCGTTCAAAAGAAAAAATCGAAAGGTGGAAGCGTTGCATCTCAGGTAGATATTACATACACAAATCATTTACCGAGCGATATCAAAACCTTGATTAAGGCCGGAACCACGCAATACGCAGTTCAATCGGTTCTTTCTTATGATAGCTTTGGGAATCCTACATCAATTCGAGAAGCCAATGGAAATATCAATTTAATCGAATATGATTTGATTACTCATAACTACGCAACTCGGCTCACGAATTCTTTGGGAATGGAAATTCAAAAAACGTATGACTATGTCTTCGGTCGTGAATTGACGAGCACCGATACAAATGGGAATCGATCTGAAAAACTATATGATGTTTATGGAAGATTGATCGGAACTAAATATCCCGGCGAATCCGATTGGTCTGAAGTTGTAGAATATATCCAAACTGGAAGTCCGACGGGTGAAAAAGTCAAAAAAACCGTAGGCGATCCAAAGTCCGGCGATTCTTGGGCTCAAGAAACTCACGACCCTTACGGAAGAGTCATTAAAACGGAGGCACTTGCTGTAGATGCGGTTGTTCTCGTTGAAGACACAACTTATTACTCAAATGGTCTTTTGAGAACAAAGACCGAACCATACATCGGAACCTCTCCGTTTTTAACCGCGACTTATCTTTATGATACGGAGAACAAGACCGTTTCGATCTTAGATACTTCCGGGAAAAAAGCGGATATTACATATTCCGGATTTACAACCAGTTCTGTTACTTCCGTAAACTCGAATCCGATTTCTACGATTTCGACTACAAAGAATGCGCTCGGAGAAATTCTATCCAAAACGGAAAATGGAAAAACGATTCAATATACTTATGATGCGAATTCTAAAACAACGCAAGTCAGAGATCCCGAAGGAAAAAACGTAAATTTCACTTACGACTTATTGGGTCACAAGTTATCGCAAACGACTGTGAACACCGGAAATACGACGTTTCAATTTTCTACTTCTGGGAAAATCATAGAGCAAAGAAACGCAAACGGTTCTTATCTAACATATCAATATGATACTTTGGATCGATTGATTCGAGTGACCGGAAATCATTCCAATGGGTCAACTCAAAATATTCAATTAACCTATGATGAATCGGGTGTTACAAACGGGGTCGGTAAAATTACTTCCATCATCGACTCGATTGGGAAGACTGATTTTCAATATGACGCAAGAGGAAATCAGACCAAGATTCGTAAGTATTTGAATCAAGAAGACTTAACTTTGATTTTCCTGAAAGACTATGATTTGGGAAATCGTATTACTACTTTAACATATCCCGATGGAACCGTAATTCATAACCGATACACTCCTGCCGGTTATTTAACTTCGATTACAATGGATTCTTCCGATGGAAGTAGCTCCGGTCAGTCTGTGGTTAATTACGTGGGTCCTTTAGTAGAAGGTTCGAAATTTAAAATACAGAGAACCGTAGGAAACGGGGTTCAAACGAATCTTTATTTTGATCCGGTCAGTCAGAAGCCGACCGAGATAGTTACCGGCTTGGACTCCGATATATACGAAAGTCTAAAATACGATTACGATTTATCGGGAAACATTACTAAGATTGACGATTTAAAAAATCCGGGAAGGACTCAGAATTTTCAATACGATCAATTCAACCGAATCACAAATGCATCCGGAAAATACGGTTCGGAAGACTATCAATACTCTGATGGAGGAAACTTAATTAAAAAAGGTGCAAGTAATTATTCCTATGGCGGAAGTAATTTGCACGCTGTAACGCAGATTACATCTCCACAAGGAACCAAAACTTACTCGTATGACAGCTCCGGACTTATGACGAATCGAGATGGGGATGTGCTGGAGTATGATCCGATGGGTAAACTCCAAAGAATTCTTACGAAAGATGGTGAAACTCTCACTTATGATTACGATTACAAGGGTGTAAGAGTTCGAAAGAGTAAACAGTCAGACGGAACCAGTGTCGTAAGTATCGACGGGGCTTATGAAGTAAGCCTAAGGCCCGGGTTTTCACCATTGCATACTCTCTATATTAAGGGATTGAGTGGAGATTTAGTATCTCAGTTGACTTTAGACAGCGTAAGTTTGTTGACAAATTCTCAGTTCGAGACGGAAGAAAATTCCACCTTGGCAAGTCTGATTCTGAATCCTAAGGATACATTTTGTAAGGGAGTGGCTAAAAATTGTGGAGATTATTATAAGAATAAGACCTACGACTTTTATCTTTCAGGAATTGAATCTTTATTTGCGATTAAGAACGGAAGAATCGGAAATCAATTTCGTTTAACAATGATCTCCCTTTTTGGCATTTGTTTATTGGGATTTATTGGTTATCTTGTGTTTAACACGAAGTCATTTCAAATGTTTGAATTGGCGAGAGCAGGCGTAACTCCAATTCTTCTCTTGAGTGTTTTTATGGGATTCAATTTTTATTCCTGCGGTCTCTTACCGGGAACCGGAAGTAAAAATGGAGATCCTCCTTGGGTTGTGTTTCCATCCACAATTCCCGTTGATACTCCGTCGGTATCCTATCCTGGAAATGGCTCTGGAGGCGGTCCAATCGGAGGAACTCCTGTTCCTGGAATGATTTTCTTTCATCCGAATCATCTTGGATCGATTTCTATGGCTACCAATGGCGCAGGAAAACCTTTGTCCGGTGGATCTGCAACTGGAACGAGTTTCGTGTCTTACAAACCTTATGGTGGAATTTTAAGAACCGATTCTTACGGTCCTGATGTTTTCAGAAATAAATATTCAGGACAAGAAGAAGATAAAGAAACCGGCCTGTTATATTACAAATCCAGATATTATGATCCGGAGATTGCAAGATTCTTACAGGCGGATTCTGTTGTGAATGGAGAGTCTATTTCAGGTAGTAATCTGTATATGTATGTGGACGGAAATCCGATGAGCTACAGAGATCCCGGCGGACAGAACGCTATAATTCATATGTTTAATCAAATAATAAAGCATCTTATCGGCTTTGCTAATAAAAATATGCCGTCAAAGGCGACCGTGGAGCAGAATGTTAGAGCCATAGGAAGGAATATTGATCATTACTGGAGATCAATTGGCAGGGGAGCTGCCGGTATGAATCACAATATTCAAGCTCGATTTTATAAGCAATTGCATTTGTTTGACCATGCAGGACGAGCGATGATGAGATCTGTCGATCACTCTTGGAAGGGAGTATTAGATAATGCAACCCATGTAGGAAGAGAAATGGGGCGCGGAATCGACGGAGCCGTAAGAAAAATTTTATCAGGAGGTTCTTATTCAAGAAATCATAATACTCGAATGTGGAGTTTAGACCACAGCGTTGTTGGAAAGTTTCTTGGCCACGCGTGGCAAGATGTTCTTGGATGGGATTGGGGAAAAATTCTAGTAGGCGTTGGGATAGTTGTTATTGTGGTTTTTTTTCCAGAAGTTATTGCCGCAATAGTTGCTGAGGAATTACTTGGATCAATACTTGCATCGATGCTCTTTTCTGGTGCAGCATTGATCATAGAAGGAATCACTGGCGAAGAAGTTCAAGATGGTCGACCGTATAATACAAACTGAACTGATAGATAGAATGGCCCGTTTAATATCATTTTTCTTTTTTCCTATTTTTATCTTTGGATGTTTATATATTCCTCAAACGCCGGTTCAATTCAAGAGTGACGAAAAAATTTTACATCGAAGCGAACGAACTCATGTATGTTTTGAATATAAGTCAGAACGGATTGATGGTATTTCAATTGAAGAATTTAAAAAACTCAATGGAGATGTTTATGTAGGACAATATTTTAAAATAAAAAAATCCTTGGAAACTAACTTTGTAAATCGAATCGGCATTTCAACTTGTGACGGAACAACATTATATGAATTTAAAATTATAATCTCAATTGATATTAACTTTAAAATGGATTGTTCCGTAGAGGCTGACTCTACTAAATGGAATGGATGCCAATTCTGGGGCTTTTTGTCCGGCTTGACATTGACTATGATTCCGTTTTGGGGAATATCGACGAGTGAAGTGAAATACGAGGTGATTGGATTGGATAATAGAAAATATTTTTATATATATAAGCCCAGTATTTTTTCTTTTTTCCAAATCATATTGATCCCAATTTCGTGGATCAATTTGTTCAATGGCGGGCGAGAAGTATCATTTGCCAAATCAGTTGATCTTTTCTTAATCGATTCCGGACTCACTACATTGCAAAATAAATGATAGTATCTGGTAAAAAAACGACTTATATGCCTAATTCCTCTATTAAAGCGATCACTTCTTCTTTTGATTTGGCCTTGGTTTTAAGGCTATAATAAAAATCCGATTTTCCGCTTTTCAGCTGATTATTGAAGGAATAGCCGGTGAAGAAGCAGAAGATGGACGACCGTATAATACGAATTGAATTTAGCTAATGTTCCAAAGATTATTTTTATTTTTTATAGTATTCTTTGTTTTAGGTTGCTTGCATTTTAGACAACCCCTCATTATCGGAGAAGAAAATTCAAAAATAAATTCTAAATTTAAAAGTGAAAAGTTTTGTTTTGAATTCAAAAAAGAGGAAATGGATGGTGTAAAAGTCCTAAAAACCGGATCTAGATTTGAAACTGCAAGTCTGAAAATATTCAACGTTTATCGGAGATCTATTGAAGACGCATTCTTCAAGTTTTCCGGAATTTTACACTGTGCAACTCCAAAGCAATCAAATTATACTGTCATACGAATATCTCTGAATGTAAGAGGGAGTGCGGACTGTTTGATAAAACGAAATCCTGAAGATTTCAATGGTTGCCAAGTTTGGGGATACGTCTCGTTAATGAGTTTCTTTGTTGTACCGTTTTGGGGAAAAGCCAGCAGTGAAGTAATATACGAAATTGTGGATTCCGATTCGAGTCAATATATATTTCATTATAGGCCAAGTGTATATTTTATTGATCATATTCTATTGCTGCCGATTTCCTGGATTGTCATCTTGCGATCAGTTAAAAAAGGCTCTTTTGTAGAAACTGTGGAAGCCTTTTTGAGCGATTCTGGTATATCGGTAAGAAATCATTAAAAATATGGCTTCAAAATTATTGTCGTTTATGTAACTCTGCTGTGCAGAATCCACACCAAAGGTAGAAAGTTGGGTCCGGAAAACCGGATTGCCCTTTGAAATTCGGTCTTTAAGAGTGTATTAGAGATTATGAGTACAACCCAAAAATCAAAAAACTTGCCCGGTGTAATAGCCGGGTTTTTTGTTAAGGGATTATAAGGAAAGAGAAGCAAAATCGAAACTTCATTAAGACCTAACAACAATTAAAAGATAAAACCCGCACCAATGTAAAATAGACTCAAAGAATCTAGCTTTTCTTGAGTATATTCGTATTTATTTAAATCGGAAGAAATGATAGACCGAAAATTGAAAGAATTATTCAATTCTTTGTATTGTAAAAATTTCGCCCTAGATAAGATCAATTCATAACCGAAAAATAATCTGAGATTCCTAAAAGGGTAAAAGGACAATTCTGTAGTAAGATCGAAACCACGAAATTGAATCCTATTGGAAGCGTTTGAAGTAAAAAAATCATACGTATTCAAACTTACAAAATTAGATTTAGAAATACCCTGCAAAAAGAAAACATCCAGATTTGTTCTCAAGGAAAGACCTCTAAGCAATTGTAATTCGGATCTCAGACTAACTTGAGGCCCGTACGTTTTAGTGATATCGGAATAACTGGAAACAAACGAAGCAAGTTGAAGGTATTCCGGAATAAAATCCGGATAATTCCGTTTACTTGTAATGGATAAGAATCTAACGCCGCCGCCAAGACTCAGTAAAAAACGATCCTTGTTAAAAATTTCTTTAGTAAGTGCGAATTTATTTTCCGTTCGAAAAGGGTGGATGTTATATAAAAATCCGGAACCAATGTAAGAATATTCTTCGCCTGTCGAACCATAAACTCCTGCATATTTGAAATTGACCTTAAAATGTTGAGAAAGAGACAGATGGTTATAATCAAACGAAAACTTATGAACAAAATTCTTATACACGAAACCAAAACTTTTAAAATCGGGGTTGTCAAACTTTTTGTCTCTACTCGGAGGATCATAACTAGTGAAAATGCCGTTATTGGCGGAATTCCCTAAGGAGGAATTCGCATCCGAGGTTCTTCGGATTGATTCGGGAAGCCAAGAAGCTCGATTCAGCCTGAGGAACAATTCAAATGAGTGCTTTTTTAAATTATTTTTCGATTCGGTTTCATAATTTAAATTATCAGCATTGTCTGAATAAATTTCAGTAGCGAACAAAAAAATTAAAATAAAGATGAATCGTTTCATTGATTTTACCTGCTTTGATATTGTATAAATTCGTAAGTTTTCAAATAAGAAGGATAACGTGTAAAAATTGAGAAATTCGAATGAGAATTTGTATTTTGATTATTAAGAATCTACTTCTTTGTTAGAATTTAATTGAAGTTCCTTTTTAAGATCCCGCGGGGATTTCCCGGTAAACCTAATACAAGCCCTGTGAAAAGAAGATGGGGAATTGAAACCGCATTCGAGAGCGATATTTAAAAGATTGAAATTAGATCTTTCTTCATCATAATCATAACTTCATTGATTCTATGAAAATTCAGAAAATCCGTGTATCTCTTACTAAGATATTTGTTTAAGTAGTAAGAAGCTTGATGAGTGGAAAGGCCTAAGTCCGCAGCAAAGTCGGGAAGTCTAAGTTCTTCGTCTTTAAACCTTTTCGCTTCTAAAAAATGATTCAGTTTGATTTCAACGGTCTTTAAATCGACACCTTCTAACAAGTTGCGACCTTGAAATTTTATTTCTTCTTGGATTTCTTCAGAAATAGGAGGCTCTTTTGGTTCTGAAACTGTGTTTGTAGTCGTAGATCTATCAAACAAAAGGGGACAGGCCCGTTCTAAAATAAAGATGTAGCAAAGCACCGATCCGGCTAGCAATTCCGCAATAAAAAAGAAGACTTTTCTATCCAGTATCGTACCAAATAAATCCAATCCGAAACAGATAGAAATCAGAAGTGAAATCAAAGGTAGGTTAAAGTAAACGATAGGTTTTTTAGAAATTAAAATATTTCTAAAAGACCAGGCAGTCGTAAATACGGAAATTCCGAACCCTAGAATGTCTATGAAGGAAACAAAATAAAGTTCCGGAAT